ATTAGCTAAAGATATTTTTGATGCTATCTCTGTAGTTACAGACTGGGCTTGTGAATATTCGGTTTGTGCCTGAACTATTTCTGTTGCTGCTGTTGTAGTTGAGTCTATTGCCTGCTGAACTTCTGCTGTGGCTGTTGATAAAGCCGTATTAACTGCCTGCTGTGCAGGGCTTACAATTACTTGTTCCTGTGAATTACTATCTGTAGCATAGGAGTAGGATTGACCCATGAAAAGAAGAAACACGGTCAGTATAAAAGATCCAAATACTAGTCTTAATTTATTAATTTTCCAATTCTCCCCAGCAATACAATGATTACTGGGTTAATTATATCAGGAAATGACTACCAAAACGGTTATACTATGCCCATACTACCCAATGCATCGGAAAGCTCTTGAGGCATTTGTCTTGGAGGTTGAATTAAATTTTTGACCTGTTTTTGTTGCTCATCTAAATAGTTATCTCTCTGCATTTCTTTAAACGTATGAACTTCAATTTCTTTATTTTCTCTACGTCTGGAGTGATATATAGAATTATATATTGCCCCGCAAACAGCATCTGCAAGATCCTTAGATCCTTTTCTTGGGTGGTCTACTCTATCTCTTATAATTCTAAGTTGTAGTAATTCATCTATAAGCAATGGTAGTACTGGTCCCTTAACCCGCTCCTCAGCAATAATTAAAGCAAAGTCTTCGTAGTGTTTCTTTGCAACTGAAAGCAACTCTGTATTCATTCCGTATGCTTTTAACTGTTGCATCATTTCGTGTGAGTTCCATCTATCAAATGTAGCCAACTTTATATTAAAGCCACGCTGCTTTAAAGATAAAATGTAATCTTTTACTTCGCTAAAATCTACGCTCTTAGATGATGTTGGAGTCCAGTATCTTACTGCATCTACTGTTATCATGGGAGCAGATTGTGCATACTCATTTCCTACTTTTAGATTTACCCATTTTTCAACATGGGCCATAGCTACAGCACAATGGTCGTGTTTTTGTGCTAAGTCAATATGTATGAAGTATTCCCTATCATCTTGTGGCCTAAACCATTCGGCAAACCTTCCCGATGAATCTACAGCTAAGTTTGGGTTATTAAATGATGACTCTATTTTTTCTCTAGACTTAAAGAAAGCATCTACTGCCTCTGGTGGCATACAGGCAAATCTCGATAGGGCATCTTCAGCATTTCTATAAAACTCAATTTTAAAATCTTCAATCTTTCTAGTTGGATTGATTTCCCACGTAGGTCTTTTTAGTGCATAAACATTTGGTATCTTATATGCAATTATCTCATCTTCTTCCCACTGTACGCTAAAGGTATTTCCTGGCTCTGTTTCTGGAAGATCTGGATTAAGAATAAAGGTGTGAGATTTTATAACGACACTCTTTTGGGATACAACCTCTTCATATTTTTGCTGTATAAAGTCATTTTTAAATCTAGGGAAAGACAGTAGTATTAACTTTCCAAAATCTGGGAAACGTGAAGATACAGATGCACGATACATATCATAAATAGATTGTGCAGTCTTAGCTTGATCATGACCAGTTGTTGACTCAAGTGCAAATCCTGATATCTCATCAAGCACTACAACCATTACGTTGTATCCTTCCCAGGCTTCTCTTTCCGAGTGTCCAGAGTGCACAGTAATGCTTTTATCAAACTCTACCGAGCCAGCTTTTGCATTATACTTACCAACAAACCAAGGTGACTTATCTAGCCTAGCCCTGAATCCCTTAAAGAAAACGTTGTTTGCCTGTACTGCGTTTATAGCAACATTTAGAATATCAATTGAGTCCCCTGGTGGTTTACCATAATAGACTGCTGGATCCTTTAAACATAATAGTAAGTGGGCTATGTAAGCTGCCGCAATTGTTGATGTATAGTCTTTTCCAGAACCTTTTCCTAACTGAAAAATAACTTCATTACATGTCTGCTTCCATCTTTTTTCACCTTCATCTTCGCCAAGCCATTTTAAAAGAGTTTCTTTTTTGTATATCTGTGTCATTGATTTTAACATAATATACTGATTTTCAGAAAGCGGAGGAAGACCTAAATATTTAGTTGATGTTACAAACTCATGTAAATCCGCAGGGGTTTCTTCAAACTCATCTTTATCTAATGCGCTTAAAAAATCGCTAAAATCAGCCATTGTCTACTTGCACAATATGTATCGGCTCAACAGCACCAGATATTCTAGAAAGCCTTTGTGCAACCTCTCTACGGCAATGACTACATTCAGATGTTACATCTCTCAAGATTCCCATCAGGATCTCTTGCTTTTCTTCGGCTTCAGCTATCCTTGCTCCGACTTCTGCATTATCTAAAAGACCAGCCTTTTGCAACATTTCCATTTGCTTAGACTGTATATCAGACACAAGCTTAAGTGCCGATACCTTTGCCTTTAGGTCTGCTGCTACGTCTGACTGCTCTACAGTTTCCCATGCACGATTTATTAACATGCTGTAGTGTTGATCTGATGCAACAAGAGCTTCTCTTGCACGTTCCTGAATGCTTCTGTCATTTTGTGCATAAGACTTCCACTCTTCTATTATGCGAAGAACATCAGCTCTTTTTATATCTAACTCTTTAGCTATCTCTGTTGGATTATAACCCTTAAGACTCATCTCAACAACAACATTCATTTGTTCAAATGGTTTTTCTAATTCTGTCATCTCATGCCTTCCTATTGTCTGTGGCATAAAAGCCAGAACCATTAAATAATATTCCAGGGACACCGTACACCCTTGTCATTGGAATATCACATTCTGGACATATGTACAATGGCTCTGCATCTGTTATCTTACGCTCATATTCAAAAACTGGATTTTGATCAGGCTCTTCGGCACAGTCACATTTATATTGATATATTGGCATTGCTACCCCTTAGTATTGAAGAAACTTCCCTAGATAAATTTTCTATCGTTCCGTCATTTGATAAAGTTCTTGTAAAGTTATATTCATCTAACGCTAGCTCTGATGGATGAGAGTTAATTGGAGAAACGCTTGACCTATTTATTCTCCAAACCTCTCCTTGATTCCAGGCAATCATATCTGCTTCGTTTGGAAACCTAACATCTGATATAACAAAATTGTCGTACATTGGATATAGATCCATTTCCTCAAATACCTGCTCTACCCAAAAGTTTTGTCCGAACATGTCTCTTCCTATTTCAGTTCCAAATACCTGGAGAAGTCTTCTGGCTTCCTCATAAGATTTTGCAATTTCCCAACCATACTCATCAACCATATCAGAGATACGCTTTCCATTTTCTAGTATTGGGTCTAACTTAATAATAGCTTTTCTAATATTGTCTGCAAAAGCTAATCTTTTAAATCCGTGATTCAATACAAGTATCTCTGCAACAGTATCTTTTCCAGACCTTGCATATCCACTTAATCCAATAATCATTCTATCCCCTTAACTAGTTCATCTTTTATCCATTGGGTATATCTTCCGTCGTTCCAATTTTGACTTCCGTAGATATGCTTAATTGCTTTGTTATGAAATATTCTCCACCCATAAAAAGACTCTTCGTCCTCTTGAATAGAGCTATAGCAATGAAATCCAAGTTCTTTTGTTCTCATATATCCATTATACTCTATTGAGTCAAGTATTAGCGAGTGGTGTTCGCATACTCCATTTTCATTATCTTTACCACAATTATGCTTATCTTTATTTATACCAAGCCCGTTGTATATGCCTTCTGTCCAGACACCTGGACCAGTATGTATGTGTACAAAATGTTTTATTGAGTAGTCTGGATTTCTTAACCTATTAATCATTGCTTCAACTACCGATTTCATTACTGGATGACCAGGCTCCGCCGCAAAAGCCCACTGGCAAAAGTGCAGGTTATTTTCTGGACACACAACCATACTATAGTCTTCACCGATCCAAGAATCTATGGGGGATAAGCATACTGTATCTAGATCCGCATAAACACCACCGTACTTATAAATAACCAAATATCTCCACATGTCTCCACGCATTACTGGCACTGGAAGATTATCAAATATTTCTGCGTACTCATTTCCATATTCGGAAACAATAAAGTCTCTGGCTTCTGAGTCATCTACGTATCTATGCTCCCAACCTGGGTTATGCTCCATCCAGGTAGACATTGCTTGCACAGCATAGTCTGGCAAATCATCGATTTTGTCTTTATATGTTTGCCATATTATTTTTGGTATCAAATTCTGTGCCTACCTTCTTTTGTTTGAAAGGTTGATTCAACCCCAATTAAATCACAAATTGGGTTTTCTGTCGGCTTTAATGCATATACATTAAATTTATCCGTCTGCCTATAAATATACCAGTCTAAAGGTAGACTAACATTATAAAAATCATTAATTAATTTTTTTGCACCTTCCTTAGAAATTACATAACATAAAGATGACCAATCTTGGTAAGATAATGATATGTCTCCATCAGAAATATTTAATCGCACATCATGTTTTGCAAATTGATCTCTGGGAACAAATGCACTAAATACATCAAAGTCGGGTGGTAGTTCTAGTATATAACCAGTCAACCTTTCATAAAAAAAATCATTATGCTTTATGTCATCTTCCATTAAAATTAAATAATCATACTGTGAATTTATAAAATTACACCAGGCAGTCCAATTACTAGCCAATATTCCAATTTCTCCGAATCTCCATCCAGACTCTCCAGCTAATTCATATCCATCTTTATTTATAATAAATTTTGGATTATTTCTTAAAAAATCTACATAATCTTTTTCTGAAGATATTTTTATGGTTGGGGTATCTAATATATTTATTTTACTAGACAGGTAGGAATTAATTTTATTATAAGACTCATCACGTTCTTTTTGTATTCCAGGTGTATGAAAAACTTTATAGGCAATATTCATCGTTTTTTAATTAATCCAAACTTCTCTAAGTATCTTTGTATTGTCATATGTGAGCAGCCAGCTTCCTCTGCTATCTCTTTTATGTTCTTTTTTTGAACAACATATCTTCTATAAAGCCACTCTTTTGATTCGTATAACTTCATCTTGCCGTCAAATTCTCGTATGCGTAGTGTGCTATTCCTATAGCATCCCCAACGTCGTTATCTTCTACGTTTACACCAAACTTATTATTAACAAAGTCCATAGTTTTCTGTTTCCTTACTTCTCTTATTTTATTGCTATACCATGTATCAGACTTTCCTGGATACTCAATTCTTATTGCCGCCTTTTGCTCTTTATTAAATACCTTATTTCCTATAAAGCTTTGCCATGAGGTTGGGGCTACGGTAACAACCTTTGTCCCGTCTTGCATTAGTTGAGATATTATTGCTCCATAAACATAAGAAAGCTTAATAACAACATCTGCTGATTTAACAAATACCGCACCCTCTATAGCAATATAGTCAGACATAAGGTGTCCATGCATTGCGGATACCTTTTTCCTAGCATCATATACTTTTTCATATATGTCATTTCCATTTATGTTTATTTTGCCATGCTTTACAAGCTTTCCGTTTTCTATAATGCCAAATGCCACTGATGAAGTGGATGCATCTATACCAATAACACGTCGAGCTCTAGGCTTAACTAGGCTTGCTATTCCCATTTATCATATCCAATATAGTTTTTCTTTCATCATAGACCTCAGAGTCCATACATACTGAGCACATGTCATCATAATTATATCTACTTAGCTTTATTTTACATTTCTTACAATGTCTTACTGATCCTAGCTTTATTGCTCGTCTTTCGTAGTACCTCTCCATAGTCCTTTTATTTGTTGCAAGTCGGCAGCACTCTTCAGAACAGTATTTCTGATTGTGTGTTGCTTTTTCAAATGAGTTGTTGCACTCGTCATACCCACATATTAAATTTTCAGAACTGGGATTAATTTTTCTCCATCCTCCATTTCAAAACATGTTTCGGAAACTGGACAGTTTTTACAAATATTATTGTTTTTTCTAAATGGTCTCTTTGGTAGCTCTTTATCTGTCCAAGATAGGTGAGTTTCCTTCATCCATGAGTAACACCCGTCCAAAAATTCTCTATTAGACTCAGTCATTTTAACTGGAATTATTAAGATCTCCTGGTTGTTTTTATTTTCATATAGCACAAAACCTTCGTCTGTTTCCATGACATCCATATATATTAGAATTTGAAGTAGGTGGTTTTTTGAAGGCTCCATAGAATTTTGTCTAAATAGGTATGCTTCATCCTTAGTTGTTTTAATTTCACCAACAACAGTTTTTGTTTCCCAGTCTAAAACTACGTCTGCGAATCCTTTGACTGGTGGATGATCTTTTAAAATTTCCTGCTCTATTGCTTTTACAGTACCAGTTTTTTTAAACACCTCTTGAAGTCTTTCATGGGCTGCTACGCCAGTAGACATATTGGCAACAGATATGGCATCGAAACTATCTGTAAATTCTGCGCCCTCAAATGCTATGTACCAGTATCTTGGGCATGTTCCATGTCCATATCCTACGGTACTTGGAGAAAAGGTTGTCTTCTTCATAAACTTTTTATTATTTTTTGCCCCAAGGTATGCGTCATCTAGCATTTTAGAAAGAGTCTCTGGGTCGAATGAACCAGTATATTTTTTAAACTTTAGATTACTTACCAAACTTCTAGCCATCATTTTGTGCCATACTTAAGTGCTGCTACGAGTTTGTCCAAAGAGTCACTTACAGTATAGTAAACATTTTTCTTTTTACTGGCAGCTTCTCCTTTTTCTAAGGTAGTATAGTAACGTGCCAAAATAGCAAGCTTAGAGGATATAGCTTGAAGCTTAATGATTAAGATTGATGCTGCAGCGGGTGGAATGTCTGGCTTAGCAATTATTTTAATTATTGCTTCTAGCGCAGAGTCCAATTCTGGATCATTCATAAACTCTTTTATATCATTAAACTCTGTAATTTCACTAATATTTTCTAAAACGTTATCTGCCGACATGTTTTTTTACCTCTTTAAGTGTATACCAAGATGCCCACAGTCCAATACCGTATCCAGCAACCCATCCAACTAAAACTCCGTACATAAAATTAACCATGATTTTCCTCCCAGAACTCTATTAGTTCTTCTAGTATTGCCCATTCAATAATTCCTAACCTTACTTTAGACTCGGAACCAATAATAATCTTTAACGCTGGATGCATACTTCTACTAACCTTAAAGGTATCAGTACAGATTTTTGCCCAGTTATCTTTGTTTAAATTAAAAGAAGTTCCAGCTTCTTTATAGTCAACAACAAATTGTTTCCACTTTGCGTCACCCTTTTGGTACTGACCTCTACCAGAATTTTTTTGTGCCACAGCCTTATCACGCTTTACTTCTCCACGCTCAGACATTACATTGTCGCCTTTGACTCGTGTTTTTGTGAGCATTGCCATCTTATTTCGCCAGTTCTTTCTTGGTAACTAGCACGATTAACTTTTTCATGACATTCTTGACAATCAAATGATCCTTCTATTGATGTCCAATATGGCGCACCCTCTGGATTTTTCTTAAACATAAAATTCTCAATATCAGGATTTGGCATATATCTCCTCTTTTAGTTTTTCTACTGACTCTGGATTTTTTCTAAGCCACTCAACAGTTTTAGCTCTACCCTGGAATCTTTCACCAAGCACTGTGTACCAGGCTCCACCCTTTTCTACTACACCAAATTGCTCTGCTACGTCAAGGATCTCGCCGACGCCATCTACACCTACATGATCGCCCTGAAAATAAAAATCATACTGTCCAGAAAGGTTTGGTGGACCAAGCTTGTTGTAATCTATTATCCAGTTTACTGGTCTTCCAACACGCTGTTCAATTATCTTATCGCCAACCTTCATTCCAGACTTAATAGCATTTGCTTCTGCTTCTGAAGACCATAACTTAATAACGGTTGATGAAAAGAATTTTACAGCCATACCACCAGTTGGAATGTGCGAAGCATGCATTGATCCAAATTGATTTCTTTGTTGTGATATAAGAATGAGTAATGTATTTTTATTTGAATAGTTTAACATCTTTACGGCATGAGTCATATCTTTTGCCTCAGCACCAATTTGTTTTGTGTCCTCTAGCTTTTTTAACTCAGAACTATCTTTCTCAAAATATATGGCTGGAAGTAGTGCGGATATTGAGTCTACTACAATGATATCAATATCGGCTTCCATTAATTGTGTTGCTACGTCAACCATATCATTTATAGTTTTAGCTGGAGAATAAATTAAGTTTTCTGAATCTACGCCTAGCTTTTCTGCCCAGTCTTTAGAGTATGAGTTTTCTGCATCTATCCATGCACAAGACTTTCCTTCTTTTTGTGCATCTGCAATTAGTTGTAAACAAAATGATGACTTTCCTGCAGACTTGTTTCCCCAGACAAGAACTTGTCTACCGTGTCCCAGTCCTCCTTTTAGAGCCATATTCAGCCCTATGCTCGGTGTTTTTTGTTGTGGTGTTTCTACTTCTAGTGCTGTCTGAACTCTTTGTCTTGTCTTTGGGTCCAGCTTTGCCATTATGTCTGTAACTGCGCTCATAAAAACTCTCTTCTAGTTGTGAAGCTAAAGCCTTCACCTTTTTGCTACGCATTGTAGCTATTTTCTTAATGATATTTAGTATATCTTCCTCGTCAGATGACTTTATGACAAGGATGATCTCCTCATTGGTTCCAAATAAGAAGTAACCATTCATTTGTATACTATATTATACCATTAAAATAGGTTCCCGTGAAGTGCTGGTCTTGCTTTGTTTTTCATCATCTTTGTTTCTATAGCAATGTCTAGTGATCTAGTTATGTCTCCAGAGTTAACCATTGCTTGATAAATGTCTACTAATCTAATTATTACATCTGCCATTTCTTCAACCACTTCATCTCCGCCTTTGCTTTTTCGAATTGCTTCTAGCACTTCGGTAACCTCTGAGTGAACCAATGCAAGCTTATTACCTATCTTGTCATAGTTTATCTCTCCGTCCCAAAACCCTTTGGCTTTTGCGGTGATGTGTGTTTCTCTAGCTAGTAGATCCAGGCTCATTATTTTCTCCCTCTGAATGTACATGGTCTTCATCTTCTTTATCAACCAGTCTAACAACGAAAGTTTTTTGATCTTCATCTAAATCTAGCATCATTTTTTTATGGTCTAGGTCATGAGAAAGATACTTTTCAATACTTATTGGCAACTCTCCCATTGTAGCAGTCGCTGCCAGCAATAATCTAGGCAGTGATATTTCTATATTTTGTATACTTGTTTGCTCTGTCATTTTATCTCCTTTATTGTTATTGTTCCATCGTCAGTTTTTCCAAACATTAGTTCTACCTTATGCCCTGGCTTCATTTTTCCAAGAGCTTTGGCGTATATCTGAGGAAAGGCAATTGCACGTATTAATTTTTTATTTGGATCTGTTAATATTGTGTGTGCCATCATTTTTCCAGCCTTAGTTTTATAGTTAGTAAAATCTATTACATAGAAGTTGTTATCCTTCAAATCAAACTTTTGTGAATACAAGAAGTTAACGAATGGGTCTGATCTGTCCTCTTTAACAACCTTATCAATCTCAACATATCTATGTATTCTATTATCTCCAACCAGGAAGAAATACATTTGTCCAGCTTCAATTTGTGTCTGCTCATTATGAAACACACCAATTGATCCGCTCTCATCTACCAATTCAATTCTTGACCAACCCTGGCCACGCTTGATTGATTTAACCATTGCCATAAATACAAATGTGCCAAGCTCTTCAAAATCTTCAAGTCTATTTATCTGAGACTTAATGAATGGTGTTATCCCACTAATATCAAACTTTGGTATATTAAGATATTCATACAGATTATCTTTTTCTTTACCAGTTCTTGGATTGTCATCAAACGAAGCACCGCCTATAAGATTCAATGCGTCTATGGCCCTAGAAGATATTCCGCTCTTCTTCTGTGAAGCCTTTTCTTTTAAGTCAGCATAACTCTTATATGGTCTGTTATCAATAATCTTATGACCAATGTTACTTGATATATACTTTACGTTGGATAGACCAAATCTTATTGCATCACCCTGAATTGTAAAATCTAGGTCTGATTCATTTACGTGTGGAAGCAAGATTTTTATTCCAAGTCTTTTTGCCTCTATAAGATAGTCTGTTCGTGCATCTTTGTCACCCTCATTTTTTAATAGGGCAAACATAAACTCTAGTGGATAATAAAGCTTTAACCAAGCCGTCCAATAAGATAGGAGAGAATAAGCAACAGCGTGAGACCTGTTAAAGGAATAACCAGCATGAGCTTCAAAAGTAAGCCATAGGCTTTCAGCCGCTTCTTTTGATATATGTCTGCTTGCACCAATAACAAACTTCTCACGGAACTGATCGAACTCCTTTGCATCTTTTTTCTTACCAATAATTTTTCTTACCTTATCGGCCTCTGCCCAGGACATGCCACCTAAGTGTACGCAAGCTTGCATGACCTGCTCTTGATAAATAATAACACCATATGTGTTATCTGTAAACTCTTTCATGATTGGGTGAATAAATGACACCGCCTCATGCTTGTTTTTTCTATTGATGTAAGCCTGTCCTACGGTATTCATTGCTCCTGGTCTAACCAATGCGTTTGAAGCAGCCAAGTCTTCAAACTCGCTTACTCCCATTTTAATTAGTAGGTTTGTGTATGGAACAGCTTCTGCCTGAAACACGCCTTTTGTAAATCCAGCAGATAATGACTGAAATACTTTTTCATCCTTTAGAGATATTTGAGATAGGTCAACTTTAGTTTTAGTTCTTTCCTCAATCATAGATACGGTATCTGAAACTACAGATAGCGTTTTTAACCCTAATACGTCAAGCTTAATCAATCCAATGTCCGCAACCTGGTCCATGTCATATGCAACTACTGGTACACGCCCAGAAACCTTATCGCTTGGGTCAGTTCTTGTTTCAATTGGGGCATATGCATTAAGTGGTTTGTTAGCAACAACTACTCCTGCAGCATGCATTCCAACAGATCTTATTCTTCCACGAAGTTGCCTTGCCAACTTAACAACCTCTGGATATTTTAATCTAAACCATTTTAGATTTTCAGATTCTTCAAACTCTTCGAACGTATCTACCAACTTTAAAGCTTTATTTACTTCACCAAGTGGCACCATGTATACACGAGCAGCATCACGCACAACACCTTTATCTTTAAAATATGTAAATGTAGAAATAGATGCTACGTTTTTAAACTTTTTACGGATATAATCCTTAACCTCTCCACGTCTACGGTCTTCAAAGTCGGTATCAATATCTGGGAAGTCATTTCTTTCCTCGTTAATAAATCTAAAAAACAATAAATTATATTCTATCGGGTCGACATTTGTAATTCCTAATAGGTAGCAAACTAGGGAGCCTGCTGCGGAACCACGACCTGGTCCAACTAAAATATTCTGAGACTTTGCCCAGTTAATCATATCTGAAATAACCAAAAAATATGGGGCAAAATCTTTCTCTTTAATTACATGAAGTTCTTCTTCTAGTCTTAGCTCGTATACATCATTGCCTAGCCATGGAGAAGTAAGTTTTAGTCTTTCCATTGCCTCCCAGCAAAACTTTCTTACAGTCTCATCTGGATCCTCTTTTGGTCTTGGTAGAATATTAAGGTTCTGATGAAATTTATATTTGCCTACTGAGTCTGCAATTAAAACCGTATTGTCGTATATATCTGATCTAGTAATCCCCTGATCAATCATTCGTTTTTCAATTTCTTTACGGTCCATAATATAAACGTCTAAATTCTCAAAGCTTATCTTTCTTTCTGGATAAAGATAATTGAATCTTTCAAACACATTATCTATCTGTCTAGATTTTTCAAAATCTACATCTTTGTTTGGCTTAGGTGATGTTGATAAGATGAGCATTGCCTCTTCAAGAGCTCTTTCTTCTTCACATGAAAAATGACAATCTGCTGTAACAACTGGTTTAATTCCAGTCTCGTCTGCAATTTCTAAAAGTTTATTGTTTAATTCTACTGGGTTGTGTGGCTGAATCTCCATATAAAAGTCATCTTCAAATGTATTTTTAAACCACTTTGCAAGCATACGTGCTTCGTCTTCTTCGCCACGTTCAATTGCTTTTGATATAAGTCCGTTCATGCAACCAGATAAAACTATTAGACCTTCTTTATACTCAGCCAAAATCTCTCTATCAATTCTTGGCTTATGATAATATCCCTCTGTCCAAGCAATCTCTGAAAGCTTGTTTAAATTACGGAGACCTGCTTCATTTTTAGCCAAGATAATTATGTGGTTGAATATAGATGTATTATCGTCACGCTTGCTTGTATCACGCTTATCAAATCTATCTGTTGCAGAAATATATGCCTCTACGCCAAGTATAGGCTTCATCCCAAGCTCTTCCGATGCCTTTTGCATCTCTCTATGGCTGGATAAAGTTCCATGGTCTGTAATGGCAATGGACGTGTGTCCTAGTTTTTGTGCAGCAGTTAATATTTCCATGGGGCTATTTAAGCCATCCATTACGCTATATTGTGAATGCACATGTAAGTGTGTGAAGTTTGACATTTATACCTTTCTTGAATATTTGTAGGGGCGGTTTCCCGCCCCTACAATTTACCACTCTACGTTACTAGATGAGTTATCGGTTGATGATTGCTCTTCGGATTCTCCTACCATGTAGAACTTTTCTTGTTCCTCATATGGGATTTCCTTAACTGCAACCTTTTCAAGTTGGAATAGTTCGTACTTGGATATATCAAGGGCTTCTTTGTCCTGACCTAATGAAATACCTACGTACTCTGTTGATGTGCCAGTACCACTTCTCTTTAGTCTCCATGTGAGATTTGATACACTGCCCATCTCTCCAGCATATTCAATTAATGTTGGGGTGATTGACTTACCGCTTGTGCCTTGTGAAAGAATTGCTACGTATGGATCTTCTTTACCATCATCAACTAATACGTTTATGTATAGTCGGCTACGTGCTTTCCAGCCAGCCTTGTAATCTTTGCGGTGTTGTTCGCATGCCCAGCAACGACCTTGGTCATCTGATGTGCATAACGCTTTTGATTTGTAGTTTTTTGGGTTTGTATGTTCTGCTGCTATAAAGCCTAACCCATTTTTTTCTAAATAATTTGGTGAGTCTGGATCCAATTCTTGTAAAAATCTGATCTTTACGCTTTCGCCGTCCGCTAGTTTTACCCAACGAGCTTTGCTACCTTCTGAATCGCTTGGCTTGTCTAGAGCATTGTTAATGTTCTTAAGCCCTTTTACTATTGCCATCATATTATATGTTTTCCTTTTCTGATATTTGAGACTATAAATGTCTCTGTCATTCTAGTATACACCATTCTAGTAGATTTCCCAAGAGTGGTACTCGTAATTTGGTACAGAGTTTTCTATACACTGCTTTATTTCTTCATCAGTCATATCACCCATATCTTTAGCTCCGTGTGGGTATACAACATTATATTCATAACTAGCCCAGTAAACATCTTTATTCTTTAGTTTATTAGATATTGAATTTCCTAAGTCTCTTCCTGGATTTTTTCCATTATGGCTAGACTTGTCGTCAAAGTCTGTTGCTATTATGATCTTTGTAAAATATCTATTAAGAAGGTCGTAATTATGTGGGCTTAGGTGTCCTCCCAGTGTTGCAACAACATTTGGATATCCAGCTTGGTGTACTCTCATTGCATCAAACGATGCTTCTGTAACTACTACTGTTGATGACAATCTCTTGGCCCTATGTACATTGAATAATGTTTTGGTTTTTGGTAACCCAGTAGAGTTTTTAAACTTTTTATCTTTTATGCCCCGACCAACAATTCCTATTGGTAGTCCATCTGGAGAGTGAACTGGAACTGTAACCATTTCTTGATTATGAGAATACCCAACCTGAAAATAGTTTAGAGTTTCATCATTAAATCCACGACCATGCATATACTCTCTACCATCTGGATACGAGCTCATCTCTGACCAAAGCTTGTCTAGTATAAGTGGATCAAACTGTACAAAATCTGGCTTCTCTTCTAAAACCTCTATAACCTGTTCATCAAAATCTTCTAGCGAATCAGTAACACATTTAGATATTAATCTTAAGGATTCAAATTCATTTCTTTTAGTAACTGTTTTAACTAACTCTTGCAAAGATCCACTTGCACCGCATGATGGATTAAAGCAAAGGAACAGTCCAGTTTGTTTTGATACTGATAAGCTTGGCGTGTTTCTGTTTCCATGAATTGGGCATAGACATAAAAAGTCATTTCCTGTTTCAGAAACTAACTTAATCTCTATCGACTTAAGGACTTTTTTGACTTGCTTTTCGGTATACTGCGTGGAAGCATCTTGCCGCTTGAGAATCCCTCTATTTGCCACGCCTTAACCTTTCCTATATAAATACCTTGAATCGTTAATACAAACGACCATTTTTTATCTTCTACATTATATGATACTGAAAAGGCTGGGTCTATGTCAAGCACTGGTATATAACCATCCCCACGCATAGATTGAATTAAAGTGGACTCAAACTGGGCACGTATTCGGATCATGTCCGAATCGTCCCTAAATGTACCATTTACTTTAAAACGCTTTATTCTTTTGTGGGTCAAACTGTCGCATCTTTCTACTCGTACAGTTCTTTAATTATACCCCTATCAATATCCCAGTCCAAAAAGAAGCTAAAATCTCTTCCGTGTCTATTTTTTCTAGACACAATCTCAATCATATTTGTATCTGGATGTCTATGGACAGCCATAGCTATATCTGCATCATACTCGATAGCCTTTGACCAAGCCACCTGGCTCATCATAGGTGGAGTATCGTGGTCAGATATATCATCCGCAGTAGCAGCAGTAATATCAATAACAGGTATGTTATTTGTTACCGCAAGCAACTTGAACTCTCTAGAAATATTTCTATTTCTTTCAACTTCAGAATTAGATCTTTTATTGTCATTAAACAATTGGTGATAATCTAAAATTACAAGGTCTGGTCTGTGCTGCTCTATCTTACCCTGAACAGTAGCTGGCGTTACTTCATTAGTTCCTTCATTGGACACCAAGATAAAGCCACGCTTGTCTTTAAAGCTTTTGTTTGCCCATGTTCCAAAATCGTCTAGGTTAATATCTCCTCTTTGAAATTGGCTTGCCCTAAACAATCCAGAACCCAGCATTGTATATATACGGTCACGCATATTCTCTGGAGACATTTCAAGAGATATAATCATAGGCTTAAATCCCTGCTCCCACGCCTTACAAGCTAAGTAGGATGTAAACCAAGTCTTTCCTTTTCCTGGCCAACCAATAACCACCGCAAGGTGTCCTGGGGCTAGACCAGTTGGATACGCAGCGTCTATTGCTTTAAATCCAGTTGGTATTCCTGGTGAACCGCCCATGGCCAATGATCTATCTCTTACCGATAAATAGTGATCTGTGGCAGACTGAATGTCAGTAATATCCAAGTCTCTAACATTGTTGGTAAACTTGCTAAGTCCAGCTAACTGCATTTGCATTTGTTGTAAAACTCTTGATGGAGCATTTTCTTTTAAAGAGGATCCAGAGTTTAAAATAATTGTTTTAATTTTGTTTCCAAGAAACTCTGACTTCATTTGCTCTAAATAAAATCCAGTTTCTGCATTTACATCTACGGCATCAAAATCTCTGTACTTGTCTTGCAGCACACCAATATCTGGAACAGCCCTAAACTTATAATAGTATGACTTTAAACCATCCCAAACGTCTTTGTGGGACTGAAATACTTCATCTACGTTGTCTGCAAGAAGAACGCTAATATCTTTGTTTTTGCATACCGCACTAATTACTGCTGCTTCGGTGTTCATCCTTCTCCATCTCTTCTACCATTTGTCTAGTTAATTCTTTAAGCTTTTTTCTATTAATTTCATCTTCGGCCTTCTGGTATAACATTTTATCTATATTATCAAAATTCATAAAAAACCAGTTTACTGGGTGTCCAGGCTTACCAGTTTTAAAATAATATTCCATAAGCTCTTTAGCACGATCAAAGCCGACAGACTCTATGACGTCCTGCATGCCCCACTTTTCTCTGTACCTGTTAACCACTGGCCTCTTCCCATACCTATCTAAATATAAATTTTCATATAATGATATTAATGCATAGGATAGTTTTGGATCACTTTTTGCCGACACTTAGTTCTTCCGCTATCTCTGTTGCTTTTTCTTCTAACTTTTTTTCAACAAACTTATAGACACGATCAGTTGCATCACTAATATTTTCACCAGATCTTAAATGATCTTGTATTCCAATATCTACTCTTAGGCTTTCAAAGTTACCTAGGTTCTTGGTAAACCCCAGGGTTACGGTTACTCTTGTGCTATCAATTTCACTCATGATCTTCCTCTCCATGTGGTCTGAATCCCAGTTTAGCACGTTTCTTAGAGTGCTGTCCAGTGTCTAACATATCAGCTAATTCCATCCATCCTTTTGCAACCAACAATAGTCCTTCTATGTTTTTAGATGTTGCTGCTCTACTTCCAGCTTCTTCTAAATAAACTGCAGACCTAGTATATGCTAGCTCCTGATTAATATCTACCTTGTGATCAGGCTCAGATTGCATTCTTGGTCTTTTAACAACTTTCTTTTTTACAGCTTTCTTTGTTGTCTTTTTAACAGCCTTTTTTGTTTGCTTAGTCATTCTTACCACTCTGGTTGTTTCCAGACAGGTATAAACTCACCGTCTTCTGTTTGCTGATATAGTACAACTTCATTTTTAATTTTTGCACGTAGCTCCTGTTTAGTAGGTACATTCTTTGAAGTAATAAGACCATCTTTTCTTGGTCTACCTCTATGCAATGTAGATAAAAATTCTCTTACAGCCATAACATCATCTTCTGACATTAAATACTTTACTGGCTTCTTTTTAGAATCTAGCGTATAACTCATTCTAGGTTTAGATATAAATCCTTTTTCAATATACTCAAGGATTCTGTTTCTATGTCTATTCAATAAAAGTGCTGCCTCATTAATGGTGTATGCCTGCTGCAAATTCTTTTTTGCATCGCTAAGAGAGTATCCGATACGTTTTGCTTGAGTATAATTCCAAGCAGTTATAACGTCCGAGGACTTGTTTACGTGCAACTTCTTATGGAGTTCTCCGTTTAAGAAAAAGTACCGTAAGTCTTTGCTCTTTCGGCTTCTTTTTTCATTAGCCATGATGCAAATCTGCTCCCTTGTTTATGAAAGACCCATCTTTTAGCGCATTTAATACAGTATAGCTCAAGGTGATCGTACTGGGAATAAACCCTGTCTATGAACACCCTGCCAGTTCTACACCTTTTACAAAACATCATAGAGAAAACATTTTCCCATCTACAACGCATGTATAATTTGGAGAAATATGAATCATGTTTATATGTGGATATTTTCCGTTTTCAATGTGTGCAACTGCAAATCCTTTTTGCCAGTCATGGTGCTGAGTATATTTCATACCTGGACCTTTTTCATCACACATGTGTCCAATCTCATATCCTCTAATAGTCTCACCCTTACCACCATTTCTTAATTCATAGGTTTGTAGGTGTGATGCAATTCTATGTGAGTGACCACGGATTAAAGATATTTGCATATCTTCCATATCTTTTCTTACTGCGCCAGTTGCGCTAATTGACATTCCATGATGAACATGGATATCACCAAATCTTTTTTTCGGTAGTTCATTGTAATAGATATAGTCATACCCCATAGAGTCTAGTCCCCATAAAGCTTCTGGTGTTACATGCTTTGCGTACTCTGGTATTTTCTTATCTAGATAATCAAAAATTCTAATATCGTGATTTCCAAGAGCAGAGAACAGTTGTGCTTTAGGCAACATTTTTCTAGTCTTGGCATAAAACTCTCTAGCGCCACTTGCTTCGATACGCATATCTTTTATCATTAGCTCTAGATCATTTGTTACATTGTCGTTCTTATAAGCTTTAATAAACTCAGTTGGCTTGCCTTCGGTATATTTACTGTAGCATGCCTGATCGTCTGTATCGCCAAGGTAATCTACTACGTCTGGTTTAAACCATTTCATAACCTTAAACCATAAAGCGATAGCCTTATCATCCTGGTATGGGAACTGCTGGTCGGATGATAGCATCCACTTTAAATCGTTACTCATTAAGAACCCTTCTGTGTCCTATATCTATTCTACTCTTGCCCTGACTATAAAGTCAAGCTATTTCGTGAGCATATCTATGTTCCCTTTCCGTACACGGAAAGAGATTGTCTATTGAGTTGTTTTCTTTATTTCCATCTAGGTGATGGATTGTCTCCCAAGCTTTAAGGATCCTATTTAATTGTTTTTCTAAAACTAGTCTATGTTCGTAATACCATCCACCGCTAAATGACTTAGGGTGTTCTGGTACCCATACAACTATATACTTATTTAGTTTTTCTTTTTTTCTTTTAGACCAATCAGTGATTGGCTTGTACACTACTTATATAGTCTAACAGTAATATCGAATGTTGCCAATAGCCTATTGCTGAGCGTTCCACCATTTGTTAGTGGGCCATTGATACCAGACCTGTAGACCGTTCCATCGACTCCATTTTTCTTAGGCATAAAGCTAAAAGACTGCTTACCTGGGTCTACTTTATAATAGTCTAACCTTACACCATTGGCCTGAGACCTAGAGTTTTGATTTCCTCCTGGGTGAAAAAATAAACTAGATGTAGATGCTGATAAAATTTCAAAACTGGTGTACTTTATACCAGGTAGGTATGTTGACAATATTGATGAAGTTACTGACCTGACAACTCTATTATTAACACTACTAAAATTAATATTGCTATCAATCCACTTTAATGGATAATCAACATAGGACGTTCCAGGATTATTTGTTGTAGATGTGCTTGTTCCAGAGCTTGTTGATCCTCCAGTTACTCCAACTGGACCAGATACTAATACTGGTGCCTCTACAGCAGGAAGTTTATAAATTTGTGCAATCTGAGAAGACAAATAGTTAACATTCTGTATAAGTTTATTTAATACATTTATGTCTATTGGGTCTCCTGGCTCAAACGGCTTCAGATAATTTATAGTCAATTTATTGGCTCCCCATCCTTGTGCAATTCAGCCTCTTTATGGCTTACTAATAATATTGACTCTATATCAATACCAAACTTAGTAAACACATCTGGACTTGTAATATGCTGTTTTTTGCTATTTACCACTAGATATATTTTACCATTTGATATGTCCTTAATCACAGTACCGTCTCTAAAGCCTAGAATACCCCCTAGGACCGTCTTAGAAAGAGATTCTGGACTTCCATACCAAACAGAGAATCCCCAGCTCTCTAAAGCCCTGTCAGAGATTACTCTATATTTTTTACCATTCTTAATAAAATAAGTATTGATTCCATCAGATACGGCAACACCGCTTGGGTACACCGTTGGTACTACTGGTGGATCTATTAAATTATTCTGTTGGTTTGTCTTCAGAATTACTCTTGTTGACCATTCGAGTAATTTCTGCACGAAGGATAGCAATTTGAGTCTCATAATTTGATACCAGCTCACCGATTCTTTGTTGTAGTGCCAATACTACTAGTTCAGCCTTATTTTGTTGTTCGTTGTTTTCCATTTTTACCTCTCAGTATATACTTCTAATAAGTCTACCATTATGACTCAAGAGCGTCAAGCCTAGTCTGGAGGCTATCTATTTTGTTAGCCATTTCTTTAAATGCGGAAACTAGGTACATGGGTATTTTTTCATAAACTACAGAATCTGGTACCCCGTCCTTATATAAAACTAAATCTTGACCTTCTTCTAAATCATTGACCTCTTCAGCAATAAGACCTAGGTGCTCCTGTTCTGGATAATCAGAAAATTCAGGCTTATAATTAAATTTTACTGGCCTCATTCCTTTAATTATATTGTATGTTTCACTACCACCAAATGTCACAATATTCTCTTTATATTTTTGGCTAGATGCGGATGTGAATACTCTTAAAAACCCATTAGTATCCTGAACAATTGTTACGCCAGATCCTGGAGTTCTAGTTGATGTGCCTAAAGAGTTTGCGTATATTCTTCCATTATCATAAAGTCTTGTATATGGGCCAACGCCACTTGTACTTGGTGTATCTGTACTGCCGTCTCCACCAATCATTATGCTTCCAGTAAATCTTCCGTTTCTCCACCTAAATGGACCAGCACCAGCTGTTGGACTAAACTTTACACCCAAGTCTACGTCAGCATCATAATATGGGTACCAAGAACTTAGTACTCCAGCAGTGTTTATTGAAGTAAATGCTATAGCATTAAATCCAACACAATTTATACTTTGTCTAATGTATGTGCTTGCAAAAGCATTTGAAATTGTACTTACTGGTGGGGCTAATCCATCAGCATCGTTGTTATAGTTAATTGCAAAATTTTCACCAGTAACATTAAGTGTTGCTCCACTAATAGCTCCACTAAATGTTGCAGTACCTGAAGGTGTTAAGTTTACTGTTCTAGTTCCACTAGAGTTCCAAATTTCTAACCCAGAGCTACTTAATCTAATGGTGTTATTTCCAGTACCGCTATTAACCAATACGTTATTAAGATTAATTGTTCCAGTAGATATCACACCACCAGAAATAGATGTAACATTAGAGTTAACTTGATTTGCTGCAATAGCTGCCTGACCTGTTCCAGCAATAGTAAATGTTCCAGTTGCTGTAAGGTCTCCCGCAGCACTAACATTAAAGTTTGATCCAAGACTAAACTGTCCAGTACTGTATAGGCCTACGGCCTGCCCAGAAGAGTTTGTTGTTGTTAAAGATGTAGGGCCTAGTGTAAATCCACCAATTTGTCCACCAGTAGCAACTATCTGTCCAGTATTTGCTTGTATTGTTACAAGTGGTGATCCTCCAGTTGAAGCATTATATCCAACTATACCCAAAGAACTCATCTCTACACGGCCAGCCGTTCCAGTAACCCTTATGGCACCACCATTTACTATCAAGCTTCCGCCAGAGTTTATATTTAAATTTGCTGTTATTGTAGAAGCTTGTGTTACATTTAGTGATCCTCTTACTGTTAATGCTGATCCATCCCAAGTAAGCTGGTCCTTTAAGCTAAACTTTCCAGCAGCGTCTATATAAAATGGTGTATTAGAATTGTTATACACTCCGCTTCCATAATATATTTTTGGTAGTGTACTTGATCCATCTAATACTATTCTGTTTGTTCCAGTTGGTGAGTCGTCTGCACCAACATATATGATACCTGCAATTCCAGTATTTGTTTTAAATCTATCTACATCAACTGTGTTGGCTTGTATTTTATCTCCGATAATAGTGTTTGCTGCTATTAAGTTTCCTACAATTGTTCCAGATGTAATTGCTGTCTGAGCATTTATTGTTGATGGTGTTGTAGATGCTATAGATGACCATGGGCCAGAATTACCAGAAGAGTCCGTAGCCCTAACTCTAACATAATACAAAGTTCCAGTTGTTAGCCCATTGAATGTGGCTACGGTTCCAGTTATTACGCTGTCTTCTACTACAGATGAAAAGCTACTTGATGTTGAAATCTGTACTTGATATTGACCCCTTGCAAGATCTACGTCATTTTCTGTATTTCTATCCCAATAAGCAATAACATAGTCTAGTCCAGAAACTGCAGATAAATTTTGTGGTGCGGATGGGGCTGTTGTATCTCCAGGAATTAAAACTGATATAGGAGTAGATGGAACGTAAGAACTTGGATTACTTCCGTCGGTAGCGTTAACCTGAAAATAGTATGTTGTGCCAGATTTTAAATTAAATATTCTTTTAGTATTTTGACCTGCTTGAATAAACAAGTACTCGTCCCACACAGATGATGTTCTTCCATATCTAATGTAGTGTCCTAGTAAATCTGTAGATGTTGATCCAGTCCAGGATACATCTACATAACCTGTGGCTCCAGATGTATCTGATGAATCATTATATGCAAGGACAGACAGTCCGCTTGGAGCTGATGGTGGTGTCGTATCTATTCCTATTGTTCCAGAAGACACGCTATCTGAAGCTTCTGATAATTCTGATACGTTACCGCTTCTGTCAACACCAGTAAATTTAAATGTAAATGGTCCAGTAATACCTTCTGGTGGAACGTATGTAACTACGCTATTTATTGAAGCAATTGATCCAAACTTAGTGTAAGTTCCTCCGCTAGAAACATAAACATCAACCCTGTTAAAATCAATTGGTGTTTGATACCCTGTTTCTACCCATTTAACAGAAACTCCACCTATGACAGATGTAACGTTTGGCTTTGAGGGAACTGGAGGGGCAGTTAAATCTCCAGTAACAGTATATGTAAATACCGCAGACCAATCGCCAGATAAACCACTATCATTTATTGATTTAAATCTAAATCCCCATGTTCCTGGGGTTAGACCAGCAATTGTTTTTTTAAATTCCATTATATGTTAAACGCCAACCTATATTCTATATCAAACGGGTATCCGCCTTCAACAACTAAAGGTGTTGATAAAACAGACCTGCTAACCAATATTGGTTTTTCTAAATCGGACATGCTATCAAATTTAATTGCATCCATAGTAACAACTGATTGTGAGGCACTTGAGTTTACAATAACTGATATTGATTGTGTTTGGCTAATTTCTGGAGATCCAGTTGCTATTAGTTGACCAACATTGTAATTAACAATGTTATAGCCAAGGGATAGGTTGGTGGATGGTATTGTTAATGAATAGTAGTTTAGTCCATCGTTAGATAGCTTTACAATAACAGAGCTTGGTACTGATCCAGATATATGCAGTGCAACTTTAATCTTATCCGAACTAATATATGGAAGAACTGGAACTACAGAGTCTAGTGTAGATTGTCTTGTCGATGATGATGGTGCTGTTATCTGAAGTCCATATTTTCCTACTCTAAGCCTTGGAGTGCCCTCTAAATCATTTGTATGAAAAGCTACCCCACTTGAAATAGACCAGTTTTCAAAATCTGGATCGAATGTGGCTACTAACTCTTGGTAATCGTTCACGCTATTTAAATCTGACAATATTGATCCACCGCCAGTTGTAATTCCAGATTCATATATAACACCATTAAATGTTGATGGCAGTGTAGATCTAAAAACTAACTGAGTGGGTGTTTTTGTATAATCTAATGTTTTAAAATTGATTGAGGTAGCAAACATCTCTAGTGATAGGAACTCATCTGTTGCTGATGCTGCAGTAGATCCGCATCCAATAACTAGCCTAGAAGCATATTCATAGGACTCTCTAGATAAATATTTTAATATTGCCTCTTTGCCCAATGTGGTTACTATATTTTTTGACCTAAATACTTCTATTCCATTTTTATAGAATATGTATTCACCACTAAGATATTTTGGTAAATTCAACTTCATAATTTGTTGCCCCCTTAATTCCAGATAATGTAACTGTAACGTTTGCCAAAAATGTACCATCCCCAGTAAAAGAACCAGTTTGTTCAAATGAGACTGAAGACACAGTACCTAGCTTTTCTTCTTCGCCTAATTCATTATCAGTACTTACGTCTGTTGATAATATGTCCGTGCTTCCGTCGCCAACCCCATCATCTAAATCTATAGGCTGTTTTTTTGAATATGCAACAGAATACCCGTACGGATCAGACTGGTTAACTCCGCCAACTAATTCTGCATCTGTGTCAAACGGTGAGAATACGTCTTCCTCGCCCTTCACCTGCCTATTTGAATAGTTTACTTTTTTATTTATCATGGTATCTCCTGTAATCTGACACTAGTTGAAATACCACCATTGAACTCTTGACTTATTCTCGTAACAACAAAGGTATGGGTTGTTGCGGATAGCCCCAGGTCTGGGTGTATGACGTCTACCGTATCACCTAGTTGAATTAATGGGTTAGCAAAAATTTCAACGTCTAGTATTATGATATCATTTAATTTGCCATTTTTCAAGGTTACGGAGTTTAACTTAATAAATTCTGCTATATCCTTGGCTTGGCCCTCAGATTGAATCCATTCGCTGTCTATTTCAAATTTTGCGTCATCTGATTTTGCCTTAGATATTGTTGTTTTATATTCTCTAGGCTCAAACTTTTTTAATGCATACCCTAATAGTTTTGGATATACTGCTGTTGTTGTTCCAGGGAATGTACTAGATAAATCTACTGGAGAGTTAGTTTCATTGACCACAGCAATTTTTGCTCTAAATGAATTAGATTCTAAAATTGTTGCTCCATATAATGTTATTGCTGGTCCTGCAGATATCTTTAGTGGAGATGCTGGGAACTTTGTGTAGTCAAATTCAGCAACACGTATTTCCCTCATGTGTGGATAAAACTCATAATAGTCATAATCTTTTTCAAGGCTAAGCTTACTTGCTACTCCTAGATTTCCCGCTGCAACAACTTCCGTCATAAACCCTCTAATTGAATCTGCAAAGAAGCTTCCGTCTTGTAGGGTTGATTCATTGTTTGCTCCCCATGCAGCAAACTTTGTAAAGAATGCTGTTGAGTCTCCACGTACAAATACACCAGATTTATTTGTTGGAGATAGTGGTGTAGAGTCTTCTACCTGAACAATTAATTGACCCATTATATATACATCGATACATCTTTTACCATTTCTATCTACACGCAATACTTGTATGTCGTAATCTTGTACCGTTTCAAATGAAACAGTATCTTTAAAAACAGTTTCTGGGCTGTCTGTTTTTGCTCTACCAGTAAGGCTTCCTACGCTTTTTATTTCAGAAATATTTCCACTAGAATTAATCTTATATATATTAACAGACTTATTGGCATTGGCTGTTTTATATGTTGCTGTTGTGTAGTCTAGTCCAAGCTCTATAAAGTATCCAGAATTATTTGCTGGATTATAGTCAAAGAATATTCCACCTAGGCTATCTACGTCTCCGACTTCTTCGCCAGGCTGCTTATTTACTATCCTCATGGTGCACTCAAATCTTTTATAGTTTGACTTTTTTAAATCTACTAAGCCAAGCTGAATATACTTTCTTCTTTCTGAATTCGATAAAGAAGAAATCTTGCTCGCACCAGAATCGTTATCTGTTGATAGTTTTAATGCTCTTTGTTGAAGACTAAATGCAGGTGCCGTAAGGTTACTTTGCGTGGTTGTACCAATTTTAAATTGCTTTCTAGACCATAGACCATTATCTGTAGAGACTGGTGTGTGCGCTATTTGTGTTGTTGAAAACTGTGCTCTTTTTATTCCAGTAAGAATTCCAGTATTAGTTATGGTTTTGACTCCTGGGTCAGATTGAATTAATGACTCAAACTGCTGTCTTGAAGATATCTCTATATTTTCTGGAGCCCTTCCATCTTTATAAAGTACTCTGTGCCTTATAGCATCATAATAGATAATCTCTCCATTTAAATAAAAATACCCAGAGAATGCTGTAAGTCCAGAAACTACCTTCCAGACAACCTCCCCATTTTTTTGAACAACTTGTTGCATTTCTGGAGCCTGTGTTTGTATAGATGTTACTTCAGATTGTGTAATTGGATATACAAGTGGTGCCGCTCCAAGTACCCATGCTTCTCCTGGATCCCAAATAGATGTTGCATATGAGGAGCCTCTAAAGCTAACCAACTGTTCTTTTGGATTATTTGCAATACTTTGGTAAGTTGTAAGAACGTCGCTTTGAGTTTCATACGATCTTCGTGAGTACTTTACGACTAAGTTTCCGATTCTTGGTTTTGATGATTGGTCTATGCTTACTATATTTGACAGGGTGCTTCCGCTATTGTTATAAGTTAAAATCTGTTCTACTGTAGAAGAGTCTAAAACAGTAGACCTTGACTTGAAAATAAATTTACCGTACTCGTCTACAAAAATTGAACATTGGTTAGACATACAAAGTTGCTGAAGAGCTTGCCATATAGTTTGCTCCTTTGACATCCAGAATATATCTACAACCTGTGATGAGGATCCAATTGTATCTATTTGTACTTCATTTAATCCAGCAGAATCGAATATTGTTCTTATAACACGAGATATTGGCAGGTTGCTTCCTATTACCATATCTGGAGCCTGAGTCTGTTGTAATATTTTTGCCATGTCATAGCAACTTACTGTTGCCGTATCATTTGCAGATAAACTCCAGGCATCAGTAAATCCCGTAAACTGAGGCACCTCATTTGAATCAATAATCGTAAATATCTTTACGCCTATTCTTTTATCTACAAGTCCAGCATACTTGGCTGATGTGTTTTCATAACTATATATATTTGAGGTATTGTCAAAATTAATACTTGCGCTATTAGAGCTTATCTCTCCAACTGGAAGAACTTCATGGTCTTCAAAGTACGTCTTATCGATTGTCCAAGATACTGTTTCTGCGCTAACGTCTGCCTCTAGCCTTCCAGAAACTTCGATTATTTCTAAAGGTGAATAACCAACATTTACAGTAGATACAAGCACCTTGATTCCAGATATTTCTTGTGTATTTGTTGTAACTGATGGCGACGTATGCCTTGTAGTATTCCATGCACTACCATTGTAATATAAAACTAGCCCACCATTTGTTAATGGGGTAGATGATGTGTATGCCTGAACCCAGGCTCCAGACCGTCTTACAAATACAGTGTAGCTGTTTGGTACCGTATGAGATGTTTCAAATTTAACAACAAGTTTATTTACCTTTACAGTTCTATCATAGTTTAAATAAATAGACTTATTTACTGCTGTGCTAGATTGATTTTTTCTTATAAACGCCCAGTACTTATATCCATCATCTTTAGACACAAAATAATTTCTTGTAGCTGAGGTTAGGTCATAATTAGATAGTCCGCTTACAGAGTTTCCAAATATAGACTTTACTATACCGCCTACCTTTTGGTTGTTATGAAGAGCATACTCTCCTGGCCTAATAAAATTAGACACTGATGTAAGTGGGTACAATGACTCGTAGTACTTGTTATATACTGTTGAGGTTTCAATTAACTTAAGATCTGATATTGTATTGTCATACTGATAAAGTGCAATATCGTCTATACCCATCTCATTAATTCCAGCATGGATGTTATAGTTCCACTCTAGCCATATTTTTTGACTTGGCCTTAATGTATATTGAGAGTCTACTGCTGTTTTGACTGAAGGAAAGCTTAACATTAAACCTCCTCTAAAGATATGTTTACATTCATCCTTATATATGGATATGTCCCAGATGGATTACGTTTTACAATTTCAAACGAGCAGGATGAAAAGTTTACTAGGAACTCCTGATATGATAATGAGGCATCTGAGTCAATTTTTTGTGTTATCTTCATGTAGAATGGCTGTTGATTATCCATATAGAAATCATATATTTCTCCTCCGCCAAATCCACCATCTACGGTGTATTGCGAAATATTAGGAACATCTTGCCAAGATATGTCGAATCTGTGCTTTTCGGCTATGGTCGATCTTCTCATTGTTCCATTTGCTGTTCTTAATGAGTTTTCTATTTTTTCAATATCTATACCTAAAGGTCTTCTGTTGTGATCTGTGATTTTTTGGTATGTTGCACCAGATGCAGAAGATTTAAAATAAATTAATGAGTCTTTAAGACCGCTGACTAACCATGTCATATTGAAAGATACCTCGGTTCCTTTGATCTGCCAACAGATGCAAATAGCTTCTTTTCCATTGTAGCAATAATTGTATCAGCATCCGCACCTGGCTCTATGATATCAATTTTATTTACATAAACGCTAACTGATGATGATCCAAAATTAGACTGGGACATGTCGTTTCTCTTAGGAGCCCCTGGGTTATATTGCAATCTGTTAATGCTTTCCATAAATGGAACTCCATAATTACTAACAGCCTTAGCACTCATCATAAATTCTTTATTAGATGCAAATAGCGGTATGTTGTCTGCTACTGAGCTTCCAAATCCAGTAATGTAACCACCTCCAGCATAACCACGAATTTTTCCTCCAGAAAATTTCTTTTGAATTGCGCCAGTATTAATAAGATCTTTTTTCTCTAAGTCATATCTATATATATAACCAAATGCCTTTATCATTTCATTAGAAACTAATCCGCCTTTAGATATAATTTCTTGTTCTTCTGCGTTAGTTAATTTTCTTACCTCGTTTGGATTCTTTTGGAAACCTAAAATATTTGAAACATCTCTAGCTGTTGACCTAGTAGCCCCAGTTTGTCCACTTAGGCCAGATGCTGAAAGATCTAGCAATCCCTTTGCCTCGCCAAGTGCTCCCTTTAATACTGATACTGCATCTTCAAAAGCTTTGGGACTTAGTACACCCTTAAATTGTTTTTCAAAATTCTTAAATGAGTCACTAGTAGTAAATCCTTCTAGGGTCTTTCCTATTTCTCCACCATTTTTAAATCCAGCAACAATTTTTTTAATTGCTTCATCTATATTAGACTGCATTTGTTTAAACTTAGCGTTTGTATTATTTACTCCAGCAGGCGCATTATCTAAAGATTTTAGCCTATCTTGAAGAGCTTTCTTTTTATCTTCACGAGCTATTTCTTTTTGTAGTTGTGCGTTTTCAGAAGCATATTCAGCTTGTTGTTGTTGTACTGATAACTGAGCTCTTAATGCTCCTTCTAAATCTCCAGAGCTTAATGCTGATAAGTAGTCTACTGAAAGATTTCTTAACTTTTCCTCATACTTTATTCTAAGTTCTTTTATCTTATTTATATTTTTTTCTTTACGCTCAATCTCATCAAGTGCGTCTATCTGGGCCTGTAGAGCTTTCTTTGCCGCATCATTATTTCCTGAAGCATTACCTCCAGAGAACATACCTTGTAATGAAGACTCTAGGTTCTTTTTAGCATCCTCTAGTTGTTTTTGAGCTGTAAGCAATTCAAATGTTGCTCTTATTTTCATTCCATCAAAGTCTTTTACAGACTGTAGGCTTGGTATGAGTCCTTCTATTCTCATCTTTAGTGCAAGTGCCACGTCTGCTGCGTTTACGCCATTTCTTATAAGTCCGTCATAAACAGTTCTTTCTGGAGTACTAAGACCAGATATAGAATCTGCGACTAGTCCTAATGACTGTGATGCAAGCTTTCCGCTTCTTCCTAGTTCCGCCATTTGTTGTGCAAATGTGGCTAAGTCTGAGTTAGCCAAAATATTATTTACTATTTCTGCCTGTTGTCTAAATATTAAATCATTTTGTCTTTGAAGATTAGCCGCTGCTGCTGAAGTATTATATCTGCCAGTGTTTGGTACAACTGTTGGTACTGGAGCTGGTTGTGGTAATCTAGAAAGCATTAATCCTGGAGCAGACTGCTGTGTAGCAGTTTGAAGATTATTTAGCATCATATTTAAGTCTGTAGCAAATCCTTCTTTACCAGCAGCTTTTAATATAGCAGCCATCATTGTTTTCGCTACTTCTGGTGCTGCACCAGCAGCGAGGTAGGTTAGGTACTGGCTCTGGAACTCTGCAGAAACTTCTGCAAAATCTTGTGCCCCTCTTGTTTTTTCTCTAAGTGCGCCAGTAGATAAGTTTGTTGAAGCGCTTAGTGCTGCTTGTGCAAGTACCTCTAGTTGGCTTGCTGCTTCTGCAGATTTTCCAACTATTTGTTGTAATTGAATGTCACCAATTGTTTTTAGGTTTAGTCCAGCTGCTTTTGCAAACTCTTGATCTATTTGATATTGTCTTACATTAAGTGCAACAATATCTCTTAATCTATCAAATTGTGTATACAAGGCTTTTGCTGCTGGTACTATCGCTCCTAGAGCTGCTCCAATTGCCGCACCTTGTGGTCCGAACATCATGCCCATTGATGCTCCCATTAATGCTCCACCTGCAATATTTCCAGCAGTTCCAGTTTGTGGTATAGCTGTAGACGCAATTCCAAGACCCATCATTCCCATAGACATTCCCATTCCACGGAATCTTCCGAATCTTCCTCCAGCAGCTGACCCAGCCATTGTTATCTCGCTTGCTCCTCCAGTTGCTGCAGTATTTGCTACCACCTGAAGTGCAGTAGCCTTCTCCTGGATATCTTGAACAACTGCTCTATCTGCTTTAATCTTTGCAGCTTTTAATTGTGCTATCGCTGCAGAAACTTTTGCATCATCTGACATTTCTTGTGCAGTTAATTCTCTACCAGCTGCAGTAAATGCTATTGCTGTGTCACCAAGTAACTGAACTGCTACTCTTCCAAATTCTTTTGTTGAGGCTGTAACTCTCTTTTGATAAACAGCTATCTCATTCATTACGCCACCTTGTGCAATTGCTAATGACATTCTTGAAATTCTTTCAACCGTTGTCTTTGCCGCCCCGCCCGATAATAATCCACCACGCATTGCTGCAAGTTCGGCTTTGGCACCAGCTATAATTGCTGCGTCTGCTCCGCCTGATGAGAATGCGGCAGATATTTCTCTAGATGTTTTTCTTACAAGTGCGCTGTATCCAGATCCTAGCTCTGCTTTTGCTACTTCAGCTGCTGCTCTGGCTGCTGCTACTTCATCACCAGTGTCTGAGAATGTTTGTTGCCACGCTGTCTTCATTGAGTTTGCTAGAGCTGCTCCATCTTTAGCACTCTTAGAGTATGCCTGTGATATTGCTTTTAAGTTTGCAACGTGTATCGCTTGTGTTTGTGCATAATCTTCTGATGTCTGAAATGCTTTTGTTATATCTGGACCTATTCGCATCAAAGACTCTTTACTTCTTTCAGTTGTAGCAAGTGGTTCCAGTCTTGCCCTCATCTGTTCTGCCGTAGTTCCAACAGGAACAATAAAGTTTGGCATTCTTTCTGCAAAATTTTGTTGTAGTTGTGCTTCTGGAGAGCCAGCGGACATAGGTCTTGTTAAAGATGATAGTCCAGATAATCCAGAGCCACCAAGAAGCTGTGTTTCTTGTGCCGTTAATCCTAACTGTGATGCTAGTTGTGCTCTAGCGGACTTTGAAACTCCGTGAGAGTATTCTATTCCAGCTGGCATAACTCCAGCACCTGATTGGAACATTGGTTTTGGTATAAATGCCCCAGCTGCTCTTTGTGCAGCTCCTGACATTGCTGTTCCTTGTGCAGCATTGAGATTCTTTAATGAGTTTATTAGGTTATCAATATTTTTTCTAGCTGTTTCAGCGGCAAGTGCTTGGTCATAAAAAGAGTTTGACATTTTTTCTGAAGAAAGGCTTGTTGCCATAATCTCTTCTGTGAGTAGCTGGAATTTAGGAGTTCCAGTAAATAGTCTGCCTAGCACTCCCACTGATTTTAGCAAGAATCCAAAGAAGTTTAGGAATACACCAGACAACATGATAAGCGGTCCAACTAATCCAACTAATGCTCCGACTATTGTTAGAACATTTTTAACTCCATCTGGAAGATTATTAAATCCATCTAATAATTTATTTACAGCTCCTAGCACTGTAGAGAATACTTGCAAGAATCCTTCTCCCACGCCAGCTAGGTTAGCCTTGAAAGTTTCTATCTGTCTCTGGAATCTACCAGATGCTGATTCTGTTAAGATTGATAACTCTCGGTCAGCTATTTGTGCTAACTCGGCAGTTGATGATCCCATAAGTTCTATAACTTGTAGTGTTTGGCTTCCAGCCTTTCCTAAGTTATCGAACAATGCGGACATACGTGCAAACTGGAACTTTCCGAAAAGTTGTTCGATTGCTCTTGCTCTTGCTAAGGGATCCAGGTTATTTAATTCATCTTTTAATGCAACAACTGTTTTAACTAAATCTCCAGCGTTTGCATTAACGATTCCTTCAATATTTACTCCGAATGAATTTAATACCTCTGTTGTTTTTTGTGCTGGGTTAATTATAGATGCTAGACCAGACTTAAGTGCGTTAGCTGATTCTGAAGCATTGATACCACCTTCACGCATAGCGGTAAGGAATAAAGCTAAATCTTTTACATCTCCACCCAGCTGTCTTACAACTGGTCCAGCTTTAGGAATTGCTATAACCAAGTCATTCAAAGATGTTGACGTTTGGTTTTCAACTGCGTTAAGGAAGTTGATTGATTCCGCTAGTTCTTTTGTATTTAAATTAAATGCATTCTGAAGTGACAGTGTTGCTGCCATTGCTTCTTGTCTATCTACTTCACCTAAAACAGCAAGCCTGGTTGTTTCTGCAACAGACTTTATTAAATCTTCTCCTGTAGCTCCAGTTGCTGCAATATCCGCAGCTAGTCCAATAGTTTCCTGCACGGAGGCACCTAGGTCTCTAGCTAATGTTTTTGCTAAATCTGTTGTTTGATTCTTTATGTTTTGTATTTCTGATGCTGTTGCACCACCAACATCTCCATATACCTTAGCTAATCTTGTTAGCTGCTTATCCACCTCTTTAAAGGCATTTGCTGCTGATCCCGCAAACATTGTCAGCGGTACGGTTAAACCAACAGTAAGCTGTCTTCCAGCCCATTGTGTATTTTTACCTAAGTTAATTAATTCTGTTGAGGCGCCCTGAATGGACTTTCCTATAATTTTAAATTGCTCTGATCTTAAAGACTTCATAACCGCTGGATCAAATTTATCTAATCCAGTAGGTGTAGAAAGTATGCTTCTAGTATCACCGCTTGGACCAATTGAAGTTGTTAATACTGATTTTTGTAATTTTACTTGATCTTCTGCAAGCCTTCTAATTAGGCCACGTTGACCTCTAGCCTGTGTTGTGAATTCACGATAGTAGTCTCTTAATTTAAGTCTTCCTTGATCTAGATGTTTTCCAAATTCTCTGGTTTGGTTTGTTACATCTACGAAAGAAGATGACCAGAGTCTGCTGTTTCGCATACCCTGTATGAATTGTTTATTTAAGTTATCTATGGAGACAAAGGCTCCTGAGCCCAAACCATTAAGTTGGGCTTGTAGTGTACCAATTTCAGCGTTGGCTTTTCTAATCTCTGATATTAAATCAGAGAAATTAGCGTTAGCGTTAAAATTAATTACTACTGCTTGTGCCATTTAATTAATCCCAGACTTCGTATCCTAAACCATTACCGATACCGAAACCTTCTTCTTTGGCAAGATTGCCTTTAAGGTTTGCTATATCGTTTGTTCTTGGATCGTCTCCCAGTGCTTCCCTCCTGACATCATCAAATGATTTAGAGCTTTCTGATCCACCCTCGAGATCAACCCCTTGTAGGGCTGCTAAGAATTTCTTATCTTCTAAGTCCTTCTTATTCATCTCTTCTAGTGTGTCAATAAGTTCTTTTAATGACATCTTCTCTTCTAGTTCTTCATAGTTTTCCCATGATCCTAAAAGAAAAATTTGCTTTTCTAAGGCAGCGAGATCAAGTTCTTTCCAAGTCGTTGAAGACTTAGTTTTTTCGGTTAGTTCTCCCCAACCATCTTGTTCGCTGCCGCTATTAAATTTGGATCACCAAGTTTAATACCGCCGCACACCTCAATAATTTTCCATATTGTAGGTACGTCTAGGGCCTCTTCTAGGGCTTCTCTATTCCCTGCTAGGTCTGGCAATGATCTCTTAAGAGCTATTGCACAAGCATCGATAAAAATGTCGATTGCTTCTTTTTCGTTTTTTACGTCATCAAGTTTTGTGACGACCTCCATAAAATCACGAAGGTATTTAATTGGAAGCGGCTTTAACTTAACTTGCCTTCCATCTTGCAGTTCAATCTCTACAGTGTCATATAACTGAGTAGCCAAAATTTGACCTCCTAAATAGTCAATATAATTATACCAAAAAACAGGTTAAAAAGACAAGGCCCTCCTTTCGAAGGGCCTGTGCCTAATTCTAAAATCGAATTACGCTACAATGCGATCAACGATTCTACCATATGTATCTGAGTAACGTGGATCACCCAAGAGACGGAATGTCACTGGGAATCTAGTTGCCTCGTTACGGGTTAAAGCATGCTCAGATGATTCTACTGAGAGAACACGACGAGCATAGTAAACACGCTCACGGTCCTTTGATACGTTAGAGACGGTTGCAGATGGTGCGTTTCCGACTGCTACGAATTGACGTTCTGTTGGCTCTGCGTTTAGAGCACCAATTGATAAGTCAAGACGTGCGTCTGGGACTGCATCGTATGTCTTTAGATCGCTTTCGGATGCACCGAAAACAACCAAAAGGTTACGAAGTGTACCTTCTGTAAGTGTTGTTGAAAGCATAACACGCTGTGAAGACTTGAAAAGTTTTGCAACGTCGAGCTGTTGATCAACTTCTACCTCACCGAATGTTGGCTCATACATAACACGTAAACCGTCAGATGTAAATCCTACCTCTGACCATTTTGCTGAATCTAGAGCTCCTCCAGTGCCTGTTGAAGCTACGTATGATCCTGTTGGTTGTGGTGATACTGCGAATGGATCTAATCCATCTTGGTATACATCTGTCCAATCAGCTGTTGTTGAATCCTTTTTTGATATATAAATTCTAGCTGCACCGATAATAATATTACGAACATTAGTTGCCATTTATTTTATTTCACCTCCTCCTTTTTCTGGAATGTGGATTGCGGCATTTCCTCATATCTAATCATAGCCGAATAGCCCTTATTAGGCAAATCTTCCGCTCTGGTTTAAATCTCTTGAATATGCGTAGGTTATTGCTATATCCGCCTCTAAACGACCAGCTAATTCTTCTGCTGGGTTAGGGGAATTTGCTTCTGCAAGGGTAAAGTAGTGGTAATTGAATGGTGTGGTCGGGTCCAGATTTTTGGCATAAGAGTTCATGGTCTTGGCACTATCATCAAACCTTCTAAATAGGTCTATCATCAGGTTGGTTATTGTTATAACCGTATTATATGAATTTGCATAAATTTTAAATGTTAATCTTTCATTACATATAAACCAGTCTGTATCATATCCGACAACATCTAAATCATATACAATATACGGTAGTGGGTTTTCTCTATTAACAACAAATTTATTTTTAAAGGTGTCCTGCTCTTGAACAGGTATAATTGGTATATAACTAATATTATTTTCTCTGTAATCTGAAGCTGTCAAAATTCCAGTAGACTGTAGTTCTGCCCAAAGCAGTTTTCTAACTTCCCACACAGCGCCTTTAGAATAGTCAGCCAATTAAATCACCATCCGCCAAAGAGTAGGCTTTCGTTACTTGTCTGATGTGTCTTGCTGTATTTGAAACTGCAGCTGCAGACATGGAAGATCTTGATGATCCAGAAAGTCCTAAAATTGTTTGTGAGGCTGCTAATCTTTGAGCAGACTCTAGCCTTTTTATAATTCCCGAAGCCTGAATATCAATATTTAAATTATTAGAAAACTTAAACCTATCCATAGTTTTACCAAAGGCTCCTCTTACTTGCTTTCCTCCAGGAGATCTTACAACAACAAACCTACCTCTTGGAATAAAAACTGGATCTCCGCTAGAAGAATAAAAAAATAATGCGTTTGCTTTTTTGGCAGTTATTCTTACAGTTTTTCCTTTTTCCATAACCTCTGCCTTAAATATAAACTTACTTCTACGAGATGTTCCATTTTTAATTGGAACAAATGTTCTGGATTGCTTGAAATTTGCTGATAGAGATATTGTCCCTGTTTTATATGTTGAGTTTAATTTCCATAGTCTTCCTAGAGGCTTGCCTACCTGATTCCATTCGTATACGTGGTGCATAGATACTGGACTAAGTCTTGCCTCTGTGTCTATAAATCTAGACAAAGATCTGTGGGCTATTGCTGTAATAGCAATGCCGATCTCATTATTTACTGCTAGTTTATTTGGTGCCTGTGCAATGCCTTGCATATATGCAGTAGCATTCTCTATTATATTTGCGGCATCTGATTTTATACTAAGTGAGGGCATTCTGAATATCACTCCTCTGTAAAGTACTTTCATACTCTAGCGTCTGACCAAATCCATCTATAATCGGAGTTGATCCAACTATCTCAAATATGGTTGCAGGACTTCCAGATATCTCTGCCTCTTCCCAAATAACATTATCGTCTAAATCTCTTACATTACTTATTTTTGCATTTCTTGGTAGCTTAGATAAAGTATTAACCTTTATTATTTCTTCAACCATATATCTAGAATCTATAGTCCTGTCGTTTGATGGACTTCTAACTCCAGTAGAAATTATAGATTTTGCTAGGCATGGTAGTGTTTCTGTGTAAGCCCATTGCCTTCTTATCTCTCCGCTATTTGGGTCTTGCGAAATCTGTACACGATAGACATCTAACTTCATAGCATATTTAGCCTCTACAGCAAAATATCCTATCATTATATTACCGCCATGCTTGTAGACTTGTACTCGTCAAGTAGTTTGTCCACGTAAAAATTGCCTGTTCCTCTAAATGCTAGTTTTGATAACTGAATATCGGTATCTCCGAAAGATATATTTTGAACATATCTAGCCCTCCAGATATTATCTTTACCAAAGTAATCTTTCATTAGCATTAGCGCTGCTAATTGGACTTTTTCTGGAACAGACTTCCAGCCAAATACGCCAGTAATATCGTACTTATATCCATTTAAAAAGCTACCTTTTGATGGGTATACTAGGTCTTTTTGTCCACCCTCTGAAATATCGTTTGTTGAATATATTCGTATAGAGTGATTTGTTTCTGTAATTTCTATTGGATATCCAAATACGTTTATATTACTTGCCGTATTTACTACAACTTTATTATTTTCTTTTAATTGGCTAAATGATGTTATTCTTTCTCCCAGATACAGTACGTCTGAATCTTGTCCGTATGCTGTAATAGATCCGCTATACTTTCCAAACTTATTACCTGTGTAATTCTCTATCATAAATCTGGCAAATCTCTCTGCCTCTGCCATTTCATGGAATGGCTTATAGTTAGAGTCTCCTACTTCACGACCAATATGTAGCTTTGTGTAGGCTTCTGAAATTGAAATATATGGAGTTACCACATTGTAGTAATCAATAGTTTGCATTGTATTGCCACCAACAGCATATGACCAAACTGCCTTGATTGTTTTATCTACTAGCAGGTGGTTATCCAGAATAGAGAATCCATAGTGACCGTCATCATCTAGCTCTGGTAGTGCAAATGCGTTAAATATCTGTACATCAGTGACCCCGTCATATATCGTTACTATCGGGTTTGAATCTGTTGCGCTTAACTCACCATCTTCATATACGTCTAAGTATATTTTTTGGGTCAGACCTGTGTATAACTCCATTTAAATCAGGAATAAAACTCCTGAACCTCCTTGGGTGTAGCCAGTCTGAATCCTTCTTGGCTATCAAAAATTTCTTGGGCTTTTGGTTCAGACATAACAATAAATGGATTTTCCTTTGTAAAGGTAAACTCATTAACATCGTATCTAGGATTCATTCGCTCCATTTTTACTAAAACTTGACCATCCGTTGGGGCTTCTGGGGCAGTCTTTACTACTCCAGGCGAAAGCTCTGGATCAACCTTATCAGCATTTGAAAACTTTTCATACATTTCAAAGCTTATGCCCTCTTCAGTAAGAAGTGCAATTAGGTCGGCTTTATTATTTGCAGTTTGGTGATCTACGGCGAAGGTTTCTGCTACCTTTTGAAGCTCCTCGAGCCTCAGATTATTGAAAGACATTAATTCTCCTCTCGTCTTTTCTTTACTAATTATAGCACCAAAAATGACTAAAGGGGAGCCCTTTCGGGCCCCCCAGTAGACTATTTAGTTTTTAAGGGTTGTTATGAAGAAACTTTTACGTTCTTAACCACAACAAAAGCCTCTGGATTCTCAATTGCACAACCTGTTCTGATGAACATGGTATATTCAATTGTGTCCTTCTTTGGCTTGAATTCACGGTAAACCTGAATTTCACGCTTTACACCAACAACAAAGTTGTTAGCGAAAGACAAGTGAATGTCTCCGTGTATTCCTGTTGCACCTGAGTAATCACCAGCACGAGTTTCATCGATTAGTGGTACCTCAACTACTGGTATACCAAATGCGAATGGAACTACGCCACCTGGAGCACCAGCTGGACCGTTAGGATTTCCACGAAGAATTGACGATGCAATGTCTTCTGGAGTTCCTCCTGCGCCAATTGTTGTTAGGTTGTATAGATAATCTTGCACTAGGTTTGAACCTGTGAAGAATCTTAACTCATTACGACGTTGCTTGTACTTACGTGGTAATGCCTTGATTGCGCTATTGAATACTGCCTTGCTGATTACTGCACCACCAGCGTTTACGACGTTAGCACTTGAAAGTGCTAGCGAACGGAAACCTGCGAATGCTGACATCAAACCAGAACCAGTTCCGAGACCGTTGATCAAAAGATCTTCGATGTCGTTTCCAGCCTGTGTTGCCATCAGACGTGCAATGTGATCTTCAAGATCAGCACCTTCGATATTATCTTCTAGTGCTTCGCTTGAAAGTTCCCAGTCAAGACGTAGTTTCTTTGTTGTTAAAGAAATCTTTGTGAATGTAACTGCTGCATTTGTAGCTGTGTCTGTAGACTCAGTTGCAACTGTCATCAATCTTGTACCAACACCGACCTTGTCAATATCAGCGGTGTTTGAACTCATACGAATAGTTCTGGCTGCACGGGCAAGTATTGTTGCATCAAACATGTAGTCGATGAAACGGTTAGATTGCTCTTTTGTTAGCAAACCTCCGCCACCTGCTCCAACGTCTGTTGTATCTACTACTTTTTGTAGGATATCGCTCATTATTTTATTTCACCTCCATCTTTTTTATAGATTTTATTAGTCAATGTTACGGACGCTGAGGAAATGCCCGCCCCACGTACTTTTTGTTATTTTAACATCTGACCCGTCCAGATCAGAAGACTTTTTTATTGCTGTATCACTTTCAACTCCATCAATACGTTTTTCAACGCTAGAGATGTGTGATTTTATATTGCTAACTGCTTGTTCAAGCTCATTATACTTATTTGTAATTTCAGCAATTTTTTCATCAACCTTTGTAGACAAGTTTGACACTGCCTGTGCGGTTGCTGTTTTTGTTATCTCTGCTGAGAAGAATGCTTTCATATTGTCCAACATTTTTGCAAAATCAGTTTCTTCAACTTCAACTTCAGAAATGTTAGCGGCCTCTTCTACTGCTGCAGGCTCTTCTACTGCTGGAGCTTCTGCTGCTTCTACTGCTGGTGCTTCCTCTGCATCAGCTGATTTAGCAAGCTCCGCTTCTGTTACTTCTTCAACTTCGGCTACTGCTTCTATATTGGTATCTTCTACTGTTGTAGTTTCTGCCACAGTAACACCTCCTTCGGTAGTTTCATTATTTTGCCCAGATTGTTTTTCAACAATGCTCTCAGGCAAAACTGCTCTTGAAGTTTTATAGGCCTCAAGAATTCTTGTTATCTCTAAAGATTTATTAGCGTCATTTGTTTCTACCCAACCTATTAGTTCTAAGTTGTTTTCTGATGTTGGTGATTTAAATTCTGATTCTGTCGATAGGAATATTGAGTCGTTTTCTTTATCATAAAAAACATTCTCTACCTTTACGTCTGTTGCAATTCCTTTATAAACGTTTCCGTCTGATGTTTTTTGAATTGATAATACATTTGATAATTGGTTTGCTGGGTTGTCTACAAGTGATAACTCTGTTAGATCGTAGTCCTTAATAATGCGGACTGTTTTTTCTAGCTCTGCAACAAATTCATTTTTTGCCTCTTTAACGTTTCCACCAATTGAAAATCCAGATAGTGTTCCGTCTAATACTTTTTCCCATGTGTCTTGTGCGCCCTTAGATACATAAACGTTTACGAATACTCCGTTATGCTCTTTTCCGCTTTGCTTATCGAATACTGTTTCTTTTCTAAATGAGACCATTTTACCAACAGCGAGTGGTTGGTGCATCTCACGAATATTTCCACGAAATCTTTCAAATGCTTTTGTTGATGCCTCTGATGAAACTATGTCCCCGTGTTGATCTATATTATCAAGGGTGGCGAATCCAGATACGATTCTGCGTTCTTTGTCTACCTTTGCGATAGGCATGGAGAGTTTTAATGAGTCTCCGTCTGAATACCAATTAGCTTTTTTTATTTCCATGGTGTACCTATTTTAGCAACGTTTTTATGAAAATACAAAATCAGGGCGTATTACGCCCTTCACCTTGAGGATTTCTTGCACCATCGTTTGAATCAGTTGCATTTGCTGTTCTCTGTTGATCTCTATTACGATTAGCAGTAGCCCTCGCTGTTTGATCAGCAGCCTGTTGTCCAGTTAACTGAACTGGGTCATCGCCACCAGATCTTCCAGCCATACCAAGTCTAGCACGAACTTCATTTGGAACAATGACCTTCATTCTCAGGTACCTTTCATCAATCTTTGATTGGGTATCCTCATCAGTTAAAGTTAGTTCATTAAACTTTAAAACAAAAGCGTCGGTAAGCTCGCCGATTAATCTATTTATTTTTTTCTCTAGATTTCTTTGTGCTGGTCTTGCAACCTGCTCTTTAAATGTTTTATCTGCATCCTTAGCAGCGGCAAGTGACACGCCTTCTGGCAGTCCTATCTTTGATACTGGAACTCTGTGTGCAATTAGAATTTCATCTCTGTTCATTTTTCTATAATTATTAAATGATGAATCCTGTACACCAGACTCTACGGCTTCCATTTTAAACTCTACTTTATTACCTTCGTCATCCGCTGGTAGTGGTATGTATAAAGATCTATGATTCTTTCCCTTTAAGTTTGTTTGGAAAAACTCTAATAGTTTTCTTTCTGCATCCCTACTTAAGGTTGCGCCCTTGACTGTAATAATATATCTAGGCACTGCTTTATTTTCAAAGTAGTCTAGGTTGAATCTTGAAGCAAACTCGTCTCCAGCTAATGCTGTTTTTGCTGGGATTACGTCTGGAACCCCATAAAATGAGTTGTTTGGCGTGTATTTTTTAATGTGTATAACTTCATTTGGTCTTGTGTCATCTCCAATTGGATTCTCTGTTTCTGAGTCCCCAAAATTTCTAAAGAATACAACTAGGTTGGATACTATCTGAACAAAGCCATCTCTCTGCTTACGAACACGCATTGTTCTTGCTGGAATATGACCAATGTATCCGATCTCTCCGTTTACTTTTCTACCAATTTCAATATACCCATTTCCAGTAGCCTCATAGTCAATATACACTCTGCTTAGAATTTCTGTAAAGGTATCTTCTTCGTTCATAGACTCTAACTGAACTGCTAGGTCTTCTTTTAATCTTTCTAATTTTTTTCTAAATCTTGAAAGGCTTTCTTGTGTTTCTGAAAGTTCAGAAATTCTATCCTTGGTTGCACGGGTTTCAACAAACTCGTAACCTAATCCAACTATGTTAGAAGCCTTGGCATTTATTGCTGCAAAGTGTGGGGATGATATTTCATATATCTGTGCTAAATAATCTTGGTTATATGGAGGTGTTACAACGTCTAATACGTCGTACCCCATAAGAAGCTCTGTTTCATTTCTTTTAGATGAAACACCCTCTTGGCCACGTTGAAACTTTTGTAAAAGTCTTGTGTTCTTGCGTTTAAAGTTTGGAGAGAATCCTCTATACTTTGAGATGTCATCTGCTTTTGCCTCAAAGGGATCGGTGGTAGTTTCTGAAGGTCTCTCTTGGAAAAAATCTCCAGAGATTACGGCATTGATTTCTTTTGAATCGTCAACTACATCAGACATTAGTCATTCCTCAAATTCTTTAAGCTATCTTTATACTCACCAATATCTAGTGGATCTGGAGTAAGCCCCCAGTTTAATCTTTGTATTTGCTCCTGATATTCTTCATCATTAATTTTTCTTTGACCAGATAAAAACTTTGCGCTACCAGTATGTATTCCATACCCTTTAACAACCTCTGTCAAAACATTAACTCTTGTTCTATCTCCCTTGAATCCTTGTATTGATAAATAGTTACCGTTGTCGTCTCCCACCCATCTACCGTCTGGCATTTCCCAGACAAAAACTCCTAGGGTTGTTTCTTCTACTACCGATGTTTTTAAATTCTTCATTAACCTATAATACCATCTTTTTCTATTAAGTGCCAGTAAATGACACCATACTGTGTAGTTTTAGGCTGTTTGCCAGGCTACTTGGTATGGGATAAGGCCAATATCTATTGAATTTAGGCTTACAGTGTCAGTAAATAGCTCTTCTTGTGGATATCCGACAAACATCTCGTACTCGTTTTCAATATCTGCGGAGTCTAAAACATAGGCAGCCATTGAAAATGCTCCTAGTGTTATGTTTAATTGATTTGCTCCAGCATCATCAGACCCTACATAAATATATTCTCCAGCGTTTATTTTTGATGTTGATGTTAAAGATATGTGTACCCAATCATCTATTATTGCCTTATTGTCAAATGTGCTCTGTCCATTTACATACATAGCTGAAAATCCTGGGTACTGCCATGCCGTTCCGTCCCAATAAAGGGATTTAGAACCAGATTCTAAAATATACTTTCCAGAAGTTAGAGCTTCATTAATTTTTAAAATCATTGTTATAGACTTTGTTCCGTCAAAACCATTTAAGTCTGAGTGTTTTGATTGAGACGGTATCTTTAAATATGAAGTTCCATTAAGCCATATACCCGCTTGATCAATTCTGTCTAATACCTCTACGTCGTCGTCAAAAATAACAGATTGATCTATATTCATAATCTGCGCTAGGTCTTCTCCATTTTCTGGAATGACCCGCTTCATCGAATCTGAATAAGCATAAAGTCCAATATTTGTTAAGATTGGTAGATCTGTTTCTGAATTATCAGTAGATAAACTAATAGTGATTTCATAATCTGTTACGGTATTGATAGCGGAGCTTGTGATCTGTGGCAGAATGCCCATCTTAGGCCATACAAGGCCGTTATTATAGGTTACGGAAAGGTTTTGGGAACTTCCTGTGTAGAAAGCTAAAGAACCCTCATACAGGGCTGCAGGGACGTATATGGACCCATTTACAGATGCATGCTGAGACCATGATAAATTGTTTTGTAATTTTAATATGTAGTCCGATGGCTGATTGTATAAAACATGACTAACTATTCCATTATAGTTAATATCAGACTTTATTGCTACCCAAGTTATTGGGCATTGAGCATATAAGGTGTTTGTTCTTCCTATATGTGCAAGGGTTATGTTATTGAAACTGGTTATTGATGAAAATATTGATGTTCCATTAAGGTATACCTTTAGGTCCCCCGTTTTGTTTTCTACTAAAAGTTCGTTCCACCCAGAAACTGGTGCTGTGCCAGATACTGTAGCAGACCCGTTATAATTTATTGTTAACTGATTAGAAGAATTAATCCAGGCAAATAGGGACTGGGAAGATTCTGAATTTTCTAGAGATAGGAGGCCTTTTTGAGGAGATACCGTGGAGTGGAAAAAGCTCATTGATATAGCAGTTCCACGCTCTATGAGTGCCACTATTTGAGATATGTCTAAATATTGATCTGAGCCAAGTGATAGCCCAGTCCTACTAGAGTTTGTAGAGTATACGGCTGATCCTGTTCCAGATATCGTATGGTCTGATATGTACTTTAGGGTTACGTTATTTTTTTCATTTACTATCGCATTTGTAAAACTAAAGTTAGTCCAGTTGTTTGTAAAGCTATACGCCTTCATACATTCAGAATTATTTGGTGAGTAAAAAAGCTGGTTATTGGAGTTAAAGTAATTTCTTTTTACTACAGTTCTTCTTGAAAGGTCTAGGTGATCCTGGGCCCGTGTTTGACTAATGTTATATTTATACAAGGCAACGGCATCTACCGTAAGCTTATAATCATCACTACCTATTGTCTTAAATATTGAATTTGTTAAAGAAAAGGAAAAGTCTGTATCAAGCACATCTGTGGTATTTGAAACAACATTCTCTCCATTAACTATCAATGAAATTCCGCCCTGTGAGTAGTTGGCGATAACGTGATATCTTCTGTTCCAGTCTGGAACCTGATAAGAAACATAATAGTTAACCTCTGGGTCTGGTCTAAAGTATATTTTATTTTTGTATAAGTAAATTCCATATGGGGCAAATATACTAGCATTTAATATTTGATCATATGTCTGAAAAGCATTAAGAACGGCAGTATATGTTGCAAAGTCTTCTATGATGTCTGTGTATGTTTGATACTGTGACATTGAGGATGACTGCACAATTGTTCTATTTCCAAACAGCACTATCTCGTTATTAAGGTATGAGGCATTTTCATTAAGTTTAAAATATAGCTCTACGGAGAATGTTTGTGACTCTTTACCCGCAGACCACATGCTTCCATTAGACCATGAAGTTCCTGATCCAGTAGCGCCTGGGCATGGATAATATATTTCTGCAGTAGAGTCTAACAATCTAGTTCCATACAATCCATTTGATACTAGTGGCATAGCTTTATCAAAGATTAAACCTACGTAGGCCCCATCATTTCCAACACCAGATGCCTCTTTAGCAATCCCAGAAGAAACCTGGTCATCTAATGGCCAAAAAGATACAGGGTCTTGTCCTAATATTACTTCTCTATAGCCCATCTTCTTCTCCATACTGTATATCTTCTAATTCCCAATTTTGTAATTCTTCATTCCACATGTATGCCCCACCATCATCAGGAAGTGGAACTGGTGATTCCCATGAGCCAGTATCTTCATTTAAACTCCATGAGTTATAAGGCTTTGGCAAAACAAATGCATCTATATTTTCAATATACAAATACCCTGGTGATGGAAAGTTTTTTCTAAGTGGTACTCCACCCAGTCTATGTTCTCCTCTAAATGTATTATATGAAGCCTTAATCCATGTACCTCCTAGGTTTTCTACAAACCAGTCGTAACCTTCATTTGGTAGATTGTCATTTCCTACAAGCACTCTAAGAACAACATTGTTATTATCAATCTCTGCCCAACTAGACATTTTCTACCCTCCAGTCATCCTCATCGTTATTTTTTATTAATATAGATCCGTTTTCATTATATCTTATAGCAGAAAGTTGACCATCAATAATTTCAACCCATAGTCTTCCTTCGGATTCAGAAACCCAAATGGACATATTTTCTCTGTCCTCCAATAAACTTGAATATTTAATTTCAGTTACTTCTTTGTCTATCATGGTACGTACCCCAAATTTATTCTTGGACCAGAACCACCAGAAACACTACCACCTATTGGAAATAGTACTACACCTAAATAATTAAATCTAGCTGCTGATGGAATAGTATAATTTCTTCCATTTGTCCAGCCTGGCAAAGTGTTACCACTTGCATCGGTAGCACCAATTTGAGTAAAGGTTTGTGATCCTGTTGGTGTTGGTGAATAAAAATATTGGAATATCCATTGAGGTGAACTGGTTGACCATCCTGCAAATGAGGCGTAGCCTGTTGAACCAGAGGATAGTGATCCTACCCAAGAAGATCCTCCTGTGTAAATTGGAATTGATGGTATTTGACCTATCGATGATGAATATGCTGGCTCAGATGTTCCGTTAGAATTTATAGCTCTTACTGCAAGTCTGTAGTACAAACCTTGATCTGATGAGCCCTGCATAAATTGTGGAAATGAGTTAGATGATGATGTTCTATTTGGATACATTGTAAAATATTGCCAAGGGTAATACTGTACGCTATTTGCTGCTATTGTACGATCTGAATATGATCCCCATGAATTTCTGTCTCCCCAATATGTTCCATCATTTGAGTATTGCCATTTATATTCAAACGAAGTTGGTGATCCAGTCCATGAACCATCAGATGATTTAGATAAAGTTGATCCACTTGATGCGCTTCCACTTATTGTTGGTATAGAAGTATTTGTAGGAATTCCAGATGGTGCAGTTACTACAGTAGCATTTGGATTTGATCCAGGATATCTAACTATAACTATTCCAGATCCACCCTGGCCAGCACCTATGTATTGATCTTGGTTTTTTCCGCTTCCTCCGCCACCAGAACCTGTATTAATTGATCCAGCAACTCCAGCACCTCCCCATGGTGCAGGTCCACCACCAGAACCACCTCCGCCAGTCACTGTTATGTAATCAGATGATCCTCCACCAGATGCAAAAAATGAATTGACTCCTCTTTGACTTGCTAATGCCCAGTCTGCATATAATGTTGTTCCATTTCCAGGAGAAGTTGATGTTGCTGAAGATCCTGCTCCACCTCCACCACCAAGTCCTCCGTTATTACCCTGACCACCTATTGTTGCTGAGCCAGCAGGAGAACCTCCACCACCAGAGCCACCATTTTGTCCAGTTGAACCATCTTGAGAATTAGTACCACCGTATGCGCTTAACCCGCTACTTGAACCACCACCGCCACCACCAATTGGGCCACCCAATGAACCAAACGTAGATCCAGTGCCATTACCACCTCTTACGCCAACTGTTGTATATGATGTTGAGCCTCCGCTACCAACAGTAACAATATAGTTTCCTGGTGTAAGTGATGTAGATGAAGTATAAATAACTCCCCCTGCTCCACCGCCATATGTATTGTATAGTGTTGAGTGGTGCATTCCACCAGCTCCACCACCGCTAATTGTTAAAACTTCTGCTGTGACTGGTGCTGCAACTGCTAGTGTTCCAGAAGATGTAAAAGTGTGATAAACATAACCATTGTATGTTGTTAATATATTTTCACCAGTTGCTAGAATTGCAACTCCGTGTTTTTTAGATAATGCTCCTAGTAAGGCTGGCTTCATGCAATGTCTCCAGTAACTAGCCAACTATTGGAACCACGGTATATTAAAACGCATGATGCCCATTGTCCTGCAAGTTCTGGAGCTGTTGCTACATTACCTCTTGAATTTATTGTTACTCCAGAGCCCTGCTGTATTGTTGTTTTACCAGTTCCAGATTGTACTATTATAATCTGTGATCCAACTGTAAAATTTTGAGAGCTAGAAGGTGGAATAGTAACTGTATTTCCTGCTGAAACAGACATTTCAACTATCTTTCCATCATCAGATATGTCTAGAATATATGATGCTGTTTGTGGATTGATTGTTATATGTGATATTAAATTTCCACTAACAGATACAGTAGAGGCTGATACCGTACCAGTAAATGTGGGGCTTGCCAGAGGTGCTTTTGCATCTAATGCTGTTTGTGTTGCGGTTGAAATTGGCTTATTGGCATCGGTAGTATCGTCAACGTTTGATAACCCAACCATAGATTTTGTAATACCAGATACTGTCCCTGTAAAAGTAGGTGAGGCAATTGGAGCATATGTTGTTGAAGCTGTTGAAGACGAAAGCTTGGTATCAAGTGCTGTCTGGGTAGCAGTTGAAATTGGTTTAAGGGCGTCTGTAGTATTATCTACATTTCCAAGTCCTACCATTGATTTGGTAATACCAGCTACCGTTCCAGTAAACGTTGGAGATGCTATTGGTGCCTTAGCTGCAATAGAATTTGTTACAGTTGTTGCAAAAGCAGCGTCCCCTCCTAAAGCATCAGATAATTCCTTTAATGTATTTAGTGTTGTTGGTGCTGAGTTAACTAAGTTTGATATTGCTGTATCTGTATATGCTGCCGCTGCAGTTTGTGCTAGTGATGCCGCTCCAATTTGTTCATACACAGAGCTTGCCTCTGCTGTTGTTAAATATTGTGGGTGTGGATCTGCTGCCGCTTCGTGTGTTGTTACTCCAGAATTACTTCCAGTAATAGTTACCGTATTTGTAGTATTGTTTGTGGTTAATGATATGTTAGAGCCAGCAGTTAATGTCAGGGTATCTGCCTGTTGATCTGCAGAAACTGTAGTCTGTCCAGAAACCGCTATGCTAGAAAATGTATTAGGTATTACTGTTCCAACGGCTGCAAGAGATGCCCACTTTAATCCTGTGGCGGTGCTGCTATCTGATAACAAAGCGTAATCATTTGCTCCTGGAGTTATTGTAGAAACACCAGTTCCAGTCCCAACGGGCATGGAGCCTTTTGTAGAACTAATTAGTGATGTTGATATAAATGTTGAGTGGGTGTGCCCAGTTGTGGCATATGATGAGTCATGGTTATGCGTTGTTTGAGAATATCCAGTTAGGTCTGCAGATGTTAAATAGTTTGAGTGCACATGTGCTGATAAAGAATATGTGCCATCATGATTATGTGCTGATGTAGCATATACCCCAGTATGGGTATGTGTTGTCTGTGAATAGTTATTTAGCTGGGTATCGATTGCCTGTGCAAGTGCCTGTATATCTGCTGGGATATTTGGATCATCTATTGCTACTGGGTATGGAAACCCTTTACTGGTATTTGGCATGTATTCTCCTAAACCTCAATTATACCCCAAATTAGATTGACAGGCAATAACAACATAGGTATACTAGATATATAAAGATATAGGTACCTATAGACTAGACGAAAGGCCATAATGTCTTCAAAACCTCATTATGATGTTTTAATTGCTACACCAGGAATGTCTTTTGACGTCCAATATATTCACAGCATACTACAGACTACTTCTTTCTTGTCTTCAAATAACATAAAGTGGAAGTTTTTAAACAACTACTCCTCTATAGTTTCTGTGGCGAGAGAGCTAACTCTTAATGATGGTTTGGTTGATTCTTCATTCCCAGGAAATGGTGAATATACCTACGATAAGATATTTTGGATAGACTCTGATATAAGCTGGGAAGTAAAAGATTTTATAAAAATATTAAACTCCGAAAAAGATGTAACAACTGGGGTATACCCAGTAGTATTTAAGAATAAGGCTGCTATTATTAAGGATAGGGAAGTAGACTATACCTTGATGTCTCCAGAAGAGATTTATGAATGTGGTGGGTCTATGCAAAAAATCTGGGCATCTGGCATGGGGTTTATGTGCTTGAAGTCTGGAATAGTAGAAAAACTAGAAAAGCCATGGTTTTGGAATCCATACATAAAGTTTTTAGATAAAGATGGCAACTATTTTGATAGAAGAAATGGTTCAGAGGATATAGGATTTTGCTCTAAGATAAATGATGCTGGGTTTGAAATATGGATGGATTCCTCAGTAATAGTTAAACACCACAAATCAGTTGGATTTGAGATTGCGAGACCATAATGAAAAAAAATAATAAAAATAAATCTATTAGGGCTTCTAAAAGAAGCGATAAAAATAAGAAAAGAAAGAAAAAGTCTAGCAACTCTCATTTTTCTACCAAGCCTTCTAGTAAAAAAAGACAATCCCAGAGAGCTGCGAACATGCTTGAAAAATATGTAAAGCAGATGAATCTAGATAACAATAACAATAATAATGAGGAGTCAGCCAAAGATGATAAATGAGGTACCAGATATATTCGAGTATAACCCTATATTAAATGGCGGAACAGAAAGAATGGGTTTAAAGTTCCATAACCATGTTTTAGATAAAATGAATAATATAAAAAAGTATAACTGTGTAATAGTCCCTGGTTGTAGAAATAATCTTTTACAGGAATATGTTGATAATGAGGATAAAGAAATTATCATGTGGGTACATAACCTACCATCCCAATTTAGCTACGAGACCCTAACTCTAATGAGGTCACATAAATTTATTAAAAAGGTAAAGAAAATAATTGCAGTTTCTGAATGGCATAAAAATGAAATAATAAAGGAAATAGGGATCGATGAGAACCTAGTCCATGTAATACACAACACTTTTGACCCAGTTGAAAAGGATCTGGAAAAGTTTAATGATGTAGACAATGTTAAGCTCTTATGGACTTCAGGGGGAGAAAGAGGTTTAACAATATTGTTGAACTCAATTGTTGAGCTAGGTGATAAAAATATAACACTTAATATACTTGGTAATGGAGTTCCTGGCTTATTTGATGAACATGGAAATGCTTCAAATATCAATCATCCTGGCATAAAGTATCATGGAAGGGTATCTAAGCGTGAGGTATTAACTCTTCTAAAGGAGTCACATATTTTTGCTTACCCATCAATCTACAAAGAAACTTTTTGTATCTCTCTTGTAGAAGCTATTTCTGCCAATATGGTGACAATATATCCTAAATTAGGTGCCCTTGAAGAAATAGGCTCTGGTATAGGAATATCATACGACTATGAAGATGATTATAAAAAGCATCAAGACATACTTACGGAAAATCTATCTAAGTCAATAAGCCTGATAAGATCTGGTAATTATAACCCAGGAAATCAGTCAGAACTTATGAATGAAAAGTATTCTTTAGATAAATTTATACAATCTTGGTTAACCCTAGATAAAGAATTATAATAAAAAAGCCAGTCTTTCGACTGGCCTTTAAATTTATTTATTAATTATTACGCTTCTTCTTCTGCGCCTGGGTCAGAAGTTATTGGTCCCAATTCAGTATCCTCTACTCTTGATACAAGAGCTTCCAATTCTGGGGTTGAGTCTACAAGTTCTACCTCTTCTAAACTTATGATAGAATCAAAGTTTTCTACTTCATACTCTGTTGCAACAGTATAAACTGCTGCTCCATTAATTATTGTTTTTAGTAATTTGCTCATTTATATTCTCCTTAGTACCAAATTACGACTGCGCCGTCGCCGCCTTCTCCGCCTGGGAAGTTTGTTGGTCCACCTGCTCCACCACCGCCACCGCCGAGTCCACCTGCACCTCCGAAGTAGAAATACTCTCCATGTGGTTCTTGACCTTGTCCTAGGAATCCAGCTCCACCCATACCTGCAGAATAAAATACTCCGTTAAATAGTGCGCCTTGTCCTCCACCTGTAATACCAGCTCCACCTCTAGGGTTTTGTCCAACATTTTGCTGGAATTCTGAAATACCAGTTCCTGATCCCCCACCGCCTGAGTTTGTTCCGCTAATTCCTGGATATCCATTTCTCATGGATCCACGATATAGCATTGATGATGTTCCTGGATCGACTCCTAGGTTAAATTGACCATCAGTTGCTTCAATAGTTCCTAGTGTTGCTTTATCGTAAAATACCCATCCTTGTCCGAGACCGCCGTTTCCGCCAGATCCCATTCCAGCTGTTGTTGATGTACCAGCACCTTGTCTTCCACCTAATCCACCATATGCAATGATGTTATTAAATTTAGTAATTCCTCCGACTTTACCGTGTGCTTGTGTGGTAGATTGGTAACCAGGCATTCCGCCTTTACCAATTGTAGCAAAATATGTTTCTTCTGCCTCAACGTGTACGTATCCGAGAACAACTGCTCCTCCACCACCGCCACCTGATCCTGCGCCAGTAAATCCCATTGCTCCACCGCCACCGCCACCGATTACTGCAACAAATACCTTGTCGATACCTGCTGGTGCAATCCATGATGAGCTTGATAGAATAATGGCTTTTGGTTTTTGTCCCAAGATGCTCATTAGTGGGTGTTCTTGATTTGTGTTATATGATAGTGACATTATTAGATACCTTCCGTTCCGCTGATGTAAATGCTTCCACCGACTGGGCCAGAAACAAGAATCTTGTCACCTTGATCAACTATGTGAGATGAATCAATGTGTAAAGTTCCTCCAGCTGGTACAACCGTTGGTGATAGTAGTGGGAATCCGCCAATTCTTACAGAGAATTTACCCTGTTGTGATGTTGGATTAGTAATACTTATTCTGTTAACTAAAGCTTTGTTATCTACGCTTGCTATGTGAGCTTCAGCGCTGCCAGCTGTCAACACTCTAGCAAGTCTTATTGCTGTAGGAGTGTCTTTTGCTGTAGGAGCGGCTGTGAATAGTATTGTAGCTAAGTTACTTGATGAGTATGCACTTACAGACCCATCCATTGTAACAAATGCTATTTTAAATGTGTATGTTAGTCCTGCTGTAAAGGCTGTTCCTGGAAGGTCTACAACAACTTCTTCATGTGACCTTCTAGTGATACCGTTAAAGTAGAAAGGAATTGTAGTTTCTGTTGACCCTAATGTTGTTCCATTATAGTAAGTGGTTGTAGTACCGTCATTTGCTGACAATCTAAATCCACGTACGTTTGTTGGCCATCCATAGTAGGATGTTCCGCTACCTCCAGTTGCACCAGTTCTAATGTTTGGTGTAAATCTTAGTGTTACTCCGCCAACCTTTGGAAGTGAAGTTACTGTTGATGTAGGTGATATCAAGGCTGCAGAAGCATTTGCTACTGCTGCTGTTGTTATTCCATCATCTGTCAATGTGTAACAAACTAACTTGTTCCACCATGAATTTCTTGACCCAGCGGCATAAGGTATAAATACATAAGCTTCGTTGACTGTGCTTATTGTAGATGTATATCCTGGATTAACGTCTATTCTTCCGTGGTTAACTATACCGTACATATTTGTATCTCTTCTAGTTGGATACTTATTAATTGTACTTACAACTCCTCTGTTCCATGTTCCATACTGAGGAATATCGTTAAATCTTACTCCGTTAGTAGAAAATGTCATTGAGTTTGTGGCTCCAAATGTGTAGTCGATGTCTAAGTACCATGTGTTCCAGTAATGGTCATTACCGCACTGCCAGAATCTTAATTTTCCAGAATCTGTCCAGTTTTGTAGTGTTCTTTCCCATCTGTATCCACCGTTGGTGTTTGTCTCATCGTTAGATTGTCTCATTCTGTATTGTGCTGCTCTATTACCTGGCGTATCATGTACGAAGTAGGTAACTGTATCCAAAACCTTTGGATTGAACAGTGTAGAAGTTCCATTTGTTCCTAATATATAGGCACGAATATTTGTATCAGAGCCGCTGTCTGAATCTGGACCCAGGATAGCCATATAGAAGTTTGAGTTATATCTTCCAAGGTATGTTATTAAGTGTCCGAAACCTTTGTGAAATCTACTGCTAAGTTGGTTGCCTGACTGATTACTTGAGTTTCCAACAGCAATTGGTGTTCCGTATGGAGTTAGAACTCCAGTTTCTGGAATAAATCTCCATGTATTTACTACGTGAGCAACATATGAGTTAGATGAGTTTTGATATGTTTGCCCACAAACATAAGCTCCTTGATATTCTCCAGCTCCGAATTGAGTGAAGTCATCTATTGTTGTAGCTGATCCAGCAAATGAGTAGTACTGAAGGATTGTAGATGAAACCCACTGACCCTTTGTCCACATTCTATCTGCTTTAACTGCCATTTGATTCTTTGTCGCAAAAATTTGTACTGTATAGTACTCGTTTCCTGCAGAGTTTGTTCTGTCGTTGAAGCACCAAACACCTATGTGATTTGATCTAAACCATGTGATATTTTGTATATATCTATTGCTAGTATATGTCATAGAGTTTCTCCATGAATTTAGCTTTTCTACAATTATTTCATTTTGAAATACTTTAGCTTCTCCACCATAATTTGGTACATGACGTACGTTTGCGTGGTTGTTATCAATATTTGTAACTACTGCAGTTTCTGCTATTTGTATATCTTCAGAATAAAATGAATTTACGTTCTGTGAAGATGATGTTTGATCTGTCCATCTTCTCCATCCAACTGCTGGTGCGTGGATCTTATAAATGTTAATCCAGCTGCTTGTGGAATCGGTTGATGTTGTTCCACTCATTGTTGCAAAGTAAATATTATCTTCGTTGTCTTTTGTTATTGGTATCATTCCAGTAGAGTAGTCATCTGGGAGAGTCATTTGTCCGTGACCAGCCACCGTAATCTCAGAAACAGCTAGTGGTTGATTCTCTAGACCGTTTGCTACTAAATTGATCTTATACGCAAGAGGGAAATCAAATTGATCGATACCAGTATCGTTTCCTCCGAACAGAAATATTTCTGTACCGTCATTCATCTGTAGGGTGTTTCCATGTCCCCAGAAATTTAGGTAATTACTTCTTTGAGGTCCTGTTAGAACCGCTGTCTTTGTTAATGGCATTTATTTATTCTCCTTGTTTTCTCATACTACTTTGCTTAGTATGCACCCATTAGGGCTAAAATTTTTGTCGAGCTATCTGCTACACGAGTCCATGTAACTCCACTTGCTGTTGAAGAATCTGCAGTCAAAACATATGAGTTCTGACCTACTCCAACTCTAACTGGTGTTGATGAAGCGCTTGCAACAATTATATCACCTTTCGTTGTAAGGGTCGATTTCTGGATCCTTCCATTTAAGGCGGTTGTTACTGTGGAGGCGAAATTTGCATCGTCTCCGAGAGCTGCTGCCAATTCATCTAAAGTATCTAGAGCGGCTGGAGCCCCCAAAACTACTGAGTTGTAGTAATTCTGAAGTTCTGTTAATTTTGTGCTACCTGCTGAGTTTACAGCTGAAATTTGTGATGTACCTGCTGACTGAACTAGCGCTACCTGAGATGCTCCAGTAGACTGGATATCTGCTACCACAATGTTTCCAACGGTAGTTTGTACAGACTTTGATATAAGCAACAAGTCCTGCGGAGTTGTGCTTGAAGTTACTGCGTTTAATTTTGCTTGCAGTACTGTGCTATAGTTAGTGAAGCTTAGTGTCATGTTTAAATTTTACCATCCCTTTTCTGCTCTGTCAAACCCTTTATTTGTAGGCTTTTTGAGACTGTTTTTTTATTTTTTTGCTTCATAATACTAGTCTGTCAGGGCGTAGATAAGTGCCTGTGGGCTGTTTGCTTCTAGCAGGTCTAATCGACCATCTAGATCATTCAAAGATACAGATATCTGTGCTGCTCCCGTTCCTGTTAGAGCTGTATTAATTTCTGTTATCGCTGCATTTTTTGCAGTTGTTATGGCTGCTGTTGCAGTATTAGTCGCATTTGTACCAGCAGTGCCAACTGCAGAAACAGCTGTTGATTGTGCTGAAGTAATGGCAGTAGTTGCTGTTGTTTGGGCTGAAGTTACAGCATTTACAGATGTTGTCTGTTGGGCTGAAACTGCGTTAACGGCAGTAGTTTGTGCAGCGGATGCTGCCGAGCTAATATTATTAATTGCTGTAGTTGTAGCAGAGTTAATTTCTGCTAATTTTGCTGTTACAAGGTCTACGATAGCTTGAGTATTAACTCCTCCGAGTTGTGCGATCAATGCATTGATTTGTACTGTTGCTGCTGCAGTTGTTGCATTATATGTAGATAGAGCTGAGTTGGCTGTTGTCTGAATGAGACCCTGTTGGTATAAACCCTCAGCAACTACTTTTCCTAATGATAAATTTTGTGTGGCCGCTTCCAGGGCCTTCATTTGAATTAAAAGTTCTTTTGAGTCAACAATGATTGTTGCTACTCCTGATGCTCCTGTTACCGCTGTTCCAGTAGCTGCATTTGTTACTGTAAACTGTGTAGGAGATTTTGTTGCTACCGCAACGCCTTGTAGATTAAATGCTGCTGTAGACAATCCAGTAATTGTTACTGTTTGTCCTACTGCAAATGCGTTGTTTGCTGTATAAGTTACTGTGCCACCTGCTGCTGATGCAGCGGTTACTGTTGCAGTAAGCGAATTGAGCTTAGCATTGATTGTTGCTTCAAGATTTGTGAAATTAAGTGACATGTTTACCTCTATAGAAGTATAGCATTACTGGTATTATAAGCCAGCGAGTACTAGGGCTTCTAGATCCTCCAGTTCTGCCTTTGTGGCAAATTGACTTACATCGGCTGAGCTAGTTTGTACGCTGTTATCGGCAAACCTAATTCCGCCCGATCCTACCTGCACTGTTCCAGTAAATGTTGGATTGTTCTTTGGGGCATAAATTGTTGAAATGTCGACATCTTCCCATTGTCCAGTAGTTGAATTAAATAATATTGCGGCTCCATTAACTGGGCTAGTAATAGCAACATCATGAAGTTCGCCTATCTCGAATCCGTTTTGAACTTTGACAAATATAGACCCAGTATTTTGTTGTGCTCTTATAACTATTCCAATAAATACTAAGTGAGCAGGGGATACTGGTTTATTTGCTGTTCCAAATATTAATGATCCTGCTGTTGGGCCTAACCATACGGGATCTCCTTCTTGAGCTGTTGATGTATCAATGCCCTCTATCAATCCCTCTGTAACTACCGTTCCAGATGATCCATTTGTTAATGTGTTTTCTAAAATTCCAAATGTTTTAGATGATGTCGCTTCTCCTGAATTTGATGCAAGAGAAACTCTTATTTTCCCAGACGCTCCAACTGCTCCAGAAGCATATACCGCTTGTCCTTTATTAATTGTTGCCCCAGTATTATTTATAACCTCTTGTGATATTTTAGATGCTGCTGTAACTGTAGCTGATGCAGCTGATAAAACAATTCTATTGTTTGCGTCATCGTAGGTAGCACTTACATTTGTATGTAGATTATGTGTAAATAAGGAGGCAACGTCATCTTGTGCTTTTTCTACGCTATTGTCTATTACTTTCCATGCTTCACCGTTCCAAATGTACCCTTGGTATACCTGGTTTAGCGTGGGGCTGGAAGGAAAAATTGTGGCCATATTCTAATTATACCTCATTTGAATATTTTAGACCTTCTAAAAACTTTTTTATAGTATCCAGTAATGCTTGTTCTTAATAGCCATTGCTGCTTATCTCGCTCCTGCATTAAATGCTCTGCTTTTTCCGATTTCCAGACTTCATCAGTCTTTATTGGAATAATTTGAACAATTGGGGTTCCAGCTGGAATAATTCCAGTAAAGTCTTTTTTAATAAAAAACGGTACCTTTCCTTCACCCATATAGTTATCAGAATCAACTATTCCACTCAGGGTATAGAATGGCAGGTCCGTTCTATTAAGGGGATGAGTCATTAATAGGCTATACCCCTTGGGCGCTTTAGCACCCCATTGTAAAACCCAATTAAACATATCTTCATACATTTCTGTTGGTCTTGGTATTTTAGCTCCCAGGTCTTTTGTTCTTTTAACTATAGGGTCTGGAGTGTTTGTCCAACTAATTTGTATTCCATTTTCTCCATTAGACACATGTATGTCTGTCCAAAGTTCGTATATGTATCCGTGTACCATTGCATCTAGGTATGACATACAATGTTTTAAACCAGCATTTGTTGCATATCTATCTACCTGTAAACGATCTGAACCCATAAATAGTTCTGATTCTTTATACCAATCAGGTATTATGTTTTTTGCAGGATAGGGGGTTTTTAATAAATTTGAAACTTCTTTATTTTTTGGTATAAAAAATATTTTTTTAAACATTTTTTCCTATTCTATAGTTTATGATAGTTATTAATTTTATTTAATATGTCTTGCCAGTTCCATGGCTTTTCCATATTTAGTATATCAAAAAATGTCCACTTTGCATATACCAAATGTTCTGCTTTTTCTCTTCGTGGATCATTTTCTGGTAAAAATTGTAAATTTGGAAAAAATGAGCTATCTGCATAATGCTCCTCTATGTATGCCACTACGCAAGGTATACTAGAAACAGAAACATTTAATTCTCTCATAATGGCATTTCTATTTGACTCTGCTTCTTCTGACCAGCCAAATGGTACGGCGACAACGTTTTCTGGAATTGTATTTAAAAGTTCTTGTTCATCTCCATATATATTATGAAAAAAATATATTTTGTTTTTATCTATCATGTCCACAATAGTTTCCTTGCTGTTCCTGCGCCTCCGCTGTTAATTGCAGAAGCATTTGGTGTTGGACCCATATCTGTTTTTACCATAACCGTTATTGATCCACCACCTGATGCTTGACCATGTGATGCACCTTGTGCAGTTATAGTTCCAGTTCCACCAGTTGAAAGTGTACCATTAACAAAAATAATTAAAACTCCGCCAGTACCAGTTACTGGAGAAGTTCCCAGCGCACCTGGGTTGCCCGTTCCGTAATAAGATCTTCCAGTTGGATTTCCAGCTCCACCATTTTGCCCAGGAAAACTTGAATAATAGTTATGTGAGTCTCCTCCGTAACCACCGTTTGTTTGTGCATCTGGATTCATTCCACTAAAGTATCCAGAAAATACATCTCCACCACCAGATCCACCGCTAAATGAAGTTCCAGCAGATCCGTTTCCTCCTCGTGAAAAATTTGTTGGCTGTACTGGAGTGTAATGTGATCCACCAGCTCCTCCTCCAGTTCCTCCAGCTGTTCCTGCGGCGCCGTTGGTACCTACACCACTGTTACCCCATGCACCATCTGGATCTACTCCGCCAGTTCCTCCTGAACCACCAGATGCGGGAACTCTAGGGTTTGTAACACTACTATATGTACCAGTTTTAATTAAAATTTCTCCAGGGCTTATATTTGACCCACTTGTAGAATGGTTTGCACCACGAGCAGTCATAGAAATTTCTCCATTAAGAGTAAGGTCTCCATTAACGTAAATACATGTAAATAATTTTCTTTTTGATGGCTTGAATATTTGTCCAGTATTTATTGTTAAATTTCCTTCAATGTAGACAAAGGCCGATCTGCTATCTTCTGTAACAGTAAACCAGTCATCCGATGAAAAATTAAATACTGTGAGCGGTCCATTTCTTTTAACATAATCATAAGATCCAAGTGAAACGCTATTTACTGATAGTGTTCCTCCAGCAGTTGGAATTCCAACAACTGGATCTGGATGAGAAAACGACTCTGCTGCGGTAAATAAATCTGGAACAGATTTATTTATTAAAAATGGCGCTATTGGAGTAACTGTTGTAGAACCGCTACTTAAGGATGTACCATTAGCATTTGTAGATGAAGCTGTTATTGTATAAGTAACTCCATTTGTTAATCCAGAAATTGTAATTGGAGATGAAGAACCAGAGGCAGTTATATTACCAGGGTTTGCTGTTATGGTATGAGATGTTATTGCTGACCCTCCAGTAGCACCAGGAGTAAAAGAAACAGAAGCTGATAAATCTCCTGGCGTTGCTGTTCCAATTGTTGGAGATTGAGGAACCGTTGTAACTGTAATAGAGTTTGATGCCAAACTTGGCTGGGATGCACCTTGCGGACTTGATGCAACAACTGAAAATGTGTATGCCGTATTAGATTGTAATCCAGTTATTATTATAGGAGTAGAGCTTGATGTTGTTGTTATAGCCCCTGGATTAGAAGTTGAAGTATATGAAGTTCCAAGTACTACACCTGGTTCAAATGACAATGATACTTGTCCATTATTGTAAGGCCTACTACTACCTTGATTTGTTGCTACTAAATTTGTTACAGTATCTGGTAGTAAAATTAGGGATGTCCATGCAGAGTTTTTAAATATTTCTAGGCTTCCTGTTTCTGTATTTAAATAGTTTTCTCCCTCTACTGGAGACTGTGTTCTATTAGCACTATTACCACTTTTTAATCCCATTTTATTTTGTGATCCTATAATAGTCTTACTCTCAAAGGTCTCTGTAGATTTTGGACCTTGTGGTTGTGAATTAGATAGATTTATTACCATTATTTCATCTTCCATCCATAAGTAGATCCAGTATATATAAATGATACTGAAAATCCACTTATATCTAATGATGCATTGTCAGCAACACCATTTATTTTTTCACCGTTTCTATTTATAATAACATCGTTAACTGATGCATTGTTAGATGCATCTAAAATTTCTATTTCAGCTCCTAGTGCTGGTGTGGCTGGCAAAGTAAGGCTTCTGTCTCCTGTGGTATCTACAAAATATCTTGTGCTTGCCGATAGTGTTATGTTTGTAGATACTGATTGTGGTGATAGGCCTCCTGCAATGCTAGACCATTCTGTTGCATAATCTGTATTGCTTGATTTTACAAGATACTGTCCTGTAGATCCTCCCGCTGCAACACCTGGTCCTGTAGCACCTGTGGCACCTGTAGCACCTGTGGCGCCTGTAGAGCCTGTAGCTCCTTGAACTCCTTGTATTCCTTGTTCACCTTGTGGACCAGCTGGTCCTGTAGCGCCAGTTGCGCCAGTTGCTCCTGTTGGTCCAGTTGGCCCAACTATTTGTCCAGCATCTGTCCAACTAGTTCCATTCCAAACATAAAGATTTCCGTCTGCATCTACAATCCATGAATCTCCTATTGTATTTCCGCTTGAAGGTAAATTAATAACTGCAGCAACGCTACCCTTTAATGTGACTGATGCTCCAGCCTGTCCTTGTGGTCCCGTCGGACCTTGTGGTCCAGTTGGTCCTGTAGCGCCAGTTGCTCCTGTTGCTCCTTGTATTCCCTGTATTCCTTGTGGACCAGTTTCTCCTTGTGCACCAGTAGGGCCAGTAGCTCCTTGATTACCAGTTCTAGTAACAACAAATAACATATTGCTATTATTTGTTGGAATAGATGTAGAACCAGAAACATATGCTACTGGAACCTTATAATATCCAGAAGCGGAAGTTACTGATCCATTAATTGCAAAAACATAATTTTTAGATTCCGATTCACCAGATATTACTATGTGTCCTCTTGTTGAAGATGTTGAGTCATCCCAACTTCCTATCCAGTCAAACTGGGATACAGATATTTTATCTGTATTGCTTACATAAATATTTGTTACGGTTAGTGGAACTGCACTATTGAATTTAAAATTACCAGAAGATGGGTCTGAATCTGTAGTTCCAGTTATGAATGACCACTTTACTCCAGCAGAGGCACCAGTAACACCTTGTATTCCCTGCTCACCCTGCACACCTTGTATTCCTTGTGAACCAGTTGTACCAGTGGCTCCAGTAGGTCCTGCGGGGCCAGTAGGGCCAGCTACACCTGCAGGTCCAGTGGGTCCTGTAGGTCCTGTTACTCCAGATACTTGAACCCAAAACGATCCATCATATACATAAAACTCTCCAGTTTGATTATCAAACCAAACATCTCCGACTGAAGCTGTTGTTGGTGGGGTAAATTGAACTTTTACTGCATCTTCAGCAGTTAAAACAACACGGTTGTTTGCATCGTCATATGTTGCTGTTATATTTGTATGATTAGAGTGACTTAATAGTGTTGCTGTTGCATCTTGAATTTCTTCAGAAGTTAATGAAGATGATACTGGACCCCATGCGGTTCCATTATAGTATTTAAAAGAATTTAATGCTGTATTATAATATATATCCCCAGCGTTAGCTGACACTGGGTCTTGGGCTAAAGCTACTAAATTTACAGGTAACTTAAATTTAATAGACATTTACTACCCTACTACTATTACCTTATAAGCTCCAGACGCAGGTGCTACTGCAAAAGATACTGTGACTGCAGATGTGCTTGTTCTAACCACACCAGCCTCTACTGACTCAAATGTAGAAGAATCAAAAATCTGGACTGTTGCTTCTCTCGTTCCAAGGTTGTGTGTTACTGTAAATGATGTTGCGGTACCGTCTCCTATAGTTGTAGAATATTTTCTAGTTATAGCATTATAGTTTGTACCATTATTTGTAAGTGTCCATGCATTGTCTGTTTCATTCCATAGAATTTCAACATCTGCTTCTGAGCCACGCTCTACTCTAATTCCAGCATCTACTGTTGGTGTTCCAGTAAAGTCTGTATTAAGGTTAATCTTATTGTCAACAATGTTTACCTGTGTTGTATTAACAGAGTTAATTGTTCCAGTTACATTTAAGTTACCGCCAACAAGAAGGTTATTGGTAATAGTTACGTCATCTGGAAGTCCAATTGTTACGCTTGCATTTTCTGATCCAGAACCAGTAACTGTAACTTCGTTTGCCGTTCCAGTAATTCCAGCAACATAATTTCCTGTTGTCTGCGTTCCAAGGTTTACGTTCTTTATTGATACTGCACCAGATGATACTGTAAAGTCAGCGTCTGCGAATGATGCTACACCCTTATTGGTAGTAGTTGCATCTTCTGCAGATACCGTAATTGTATTATTTGTTACAGCTACATCGATACCTTCTCCACCAGATACTGTTAGTGTATCTGTAAGAAGATTTACTGTGTCTGTTCCAGTATCTCCTGCTATTGAAAGATTAGTTGCTACATCTACTTCACCAGCAGCGGTCAAACGACCTCTTGAGTCTACTGTGAATGTAGGAATTTTTGTTGTTGATCCATATGAACCAGCGGTTACACCAGTTGTAGGAAGATCAATATTTACTGCGGCAGTTTCTGAACCAGAACCTGTAATTGTAATTGTTCCAGCAGAAGAAGCTAGTGTTGCTACATAATTTCCTGTTGTATCTGTACCAAGTTCTACGGAGTTAGCTGTGATTGTGGCATTAAGCGTAATCTCTCCAGCAGCATTTGTTGTTGCTGTTCCAGAAAGGTCTCCGCCAAGAGTAATGGACATTTGTCCAGATGAAACCCATGCTGTTCCATTGTAATAAAATAATTTGTTTGTTGTTGAGTCAAAGTAGACTCTACCCTTGAATACTGTTTCTGATCCAGAAGGTACTGTTGGATTTGAAGTAGCGTTCTCTATACGGAGTTTCTGGATTTCCAGACCCGTCATATCTATCGACGTTAAAAATTTACGTGCCACTGTTTATTACTCCTAGGTATTTAAGATTACGACAGGTATGCTTTTCCAGAAAAACCTGCTGCGAAACTAATTATAACAGAATTATCATTCTGGTACTGGACGTGACCCTCTACCTGATATCCATTATTATCCACTACGGTTACGTTTGGTTTAAACTGCAGTTTATGCAGAGAAAATGGTATATTCCAAGTGGTATTTGAAATCTCTTGGGTAAAGGTAAATACAGATTCTGGTAGGGTAAAGAGATCAATTGGGGTTCCCCAGTTGCCAGCATATGTTCTTGGGCCATACAATAAGTACTCTGGTACCTTTAGGTAAAAATCACCCTCTACGGCATTTGCTGGAAAGTTAGCAGTTGGAACTTGTGTTCCATTAAGTATTGAATTACCTCTTGGACCTGGCTGACCAGTATCGGATATTATTACCTCATTTTCAGTGGTAGTAATATCTATAATATTAGAGTTGTCTATGTAATTAGTCATTTATTGTTACCGCTCTAGAAACGTCTAGCCATCCTTCAAGCAGTCTTGTTACGACACCGCTTGCAGTTACAATAATTAAATCATAAGCAGATTTTGGATAGGCAATAACTTTTGTTTTATCTGCATTAACGTTTACGTCAATTTTTCCGAGAAGTGGAGTAACAACTATTCCGTCTCCTATGGCACAGGAAGCAAGGATCTTTTTAGATCCTGGAGCTGATTTTATATCCATATAAACTTGGTATTGTGTTAGGTCTATTGGGTCTCCGTCTGGGTCTTTGTAGACTATGCTAAAACGAAAATTAGCGGCTTGATCAACCTTCCAATTTTTAATTCCTGCCATCAATTATATACCTCCAAGATAATTCCATTTTATCATAAAAACAGTTCTAGACTGATTTTATAGTAACCCTACTTTGGACCTCCAGGAACCCACAAATTATCTCCAAATTCTATATTTTCGTATCTAGCTAAAACAAACAACAGGTCAGACAAACGATTTAGATACTTTGCAGTTAACACGCTGACCCCAGAACCAAATGAGGATATGGCTGACCAGGCACACCTTTCTGACCTTCTAACAATAGTTCTGGCAACATGTAAATGTGAGGATGACGAAGAACCACTTGGCAAAACAAATGATCTGAGTGGTTTTAGGTGTTTATTATATTTGTCTATTTGATACTCTAGATATTCTATCTGATCTTGTGTAACCCTTAGTGGTTTAATTTCTGGATTATCTACAACTGGGGTACACAGGTCTGCCCCCACATCAAACAAGTCGTTTTGAATTTTTAAAAGCAGTAACCTTATTTCTTCATTTTTTACATGAAGAATACTAACCCCTATGTATGAATTAGATTCATCAACTGTTGCAAATGCTTCGAGTCTTGGATCGTTTTTAGAAGTTCTACTCATATCTCCAAGTGAAGTGGTTCCGTCGTCCCCTGTTTTTGTATAAATACGAGTTAGGTTAACCATTAGTGTCCAGTCAAAGAACGCCAGATGTCTACTGTTTTAGAGTTTGCTATGTATAAGCATATCAAAGTTAAAGAAAGTTGAACTATTACTTTGTAAGTAGACTTTTGTTCCACATGTCTATCTAATAGTTTCATGGGAATACTACTTCTCCATTGTTAGCCCACACTAAACCTATTGAATCCCCAGGATTTAGATATTGTTGATTTATGGCAAGCTGACCCCAGCCCCACTCTTTAGTTGGAAAAGGTAAAATTTGTTTTTCTTTTATTATAATTGCCCAATATGCTTTTCCTGATGGCATATCTTCACATGACTCAATAGATATATCTGGTAATCCGTTTACTCGGCAAACAACTGCGTCGCCATATTTCTTAGTTCCTTCTATTGTTAGGTTAGCACCCTTTAATAGATCTAAAGCATTTGTATTGGCTGAGGCCTCTAAGCATTTGGTTAGTTTTGTTTTATTGTCCAGTACACTATAATCAACATATAGGTTTATGCAATTTGAATTATTTTTACTTACCACTGGAAACCCAATGAAAGAAATAATAATAACAGATAAAACTATTAATATTTTTTTATTTATTTTTTTATTCATTTTTTTTCTCCATTCTATTTATATTAATTATACACAATAGATCAAGATATGTCTACAATTTCACAATAGTCGGATGTGCAGGCTAGAGTTTGTGATCCAACGGTCATGTCTTCTTTTTCAAAAAAGGATAGGTCTTCCCATCTAATAACTGAAGGCATTTTAGCTAATAGCTCTAGGTACTCTGTTTCGTTAACTTCTTGATACGGTGCTTGTTTGTAGGTGTGGTCTGAGTATGGTAAAAATGATATTCCAGAAACTTCATCAAAGTGCTCCCATACCCATGCTCCTACTGCCATCCACTCATTTTCATGTACGGATACTGTAATTGATGGTTTATGTTCACACCAAGCTCTTTGATATGCTAACCAAATATTTAAATGTTCTATTGCAGTTAATTCGTTTCTTAGTATAGCTCCTGATGGAGCTTTTACTGGAAAAGAAAATACTGTAGTTGAGTCTGGCTTCATTACGTCTGGCTCGCTTGGAATGTTGTATGACTTCATTAGCTCTGTAAGTGGATCTTTATTGTCGGCTCTTACTGTTCTAATATAATATTCAGAGTGCCACGGATGCATTCCAGAAGATACCCCAACTAGTTGAGAAACTGTTCCAGATGGCTTTACGCAAGTTATTGCTGCTGACTCTGGAATTCCAATTTTTTCTGCTTCTGCAGAGTTTGTCTTTCTTGCATATTCTCTAAGAGATGATAGTGTTTTTTCTAGTTTTTCTATTCCTTCTTTTCCAGAAAAAAACTTGTGTCCGAATTGTCCAGTTAGAGATACACCAAGAAGTCTTTCTTCTTCTGTATTATCTTTCCAGATTTTACGCAAATACTTAAAGTCAGTCAGTGTTGATTGCCATGTTCCTAGGATTGTGGCCAATCTTACTTTATTTTCTACCTGCTCCACAGTATCGTTCTCACGAAGAACTACCTCTGATAGGTTACAAAATTGATAGGGTCTTAGAATGATTTCTGAACATGGATTAGTTCCATAATGTATCTCTGGATCTCTTCTTCCATACTTGGCTGCCTGTGCTTGTGCTGCTGCAACATTATATATACCACGCTCCCCAGACTTTGAGTCGTACAGGTTTTTCCACTCTGTAATAAACTGTGCCATTTCTGGTTTTCTTGAATACGCAACGGAGTTATTTGAAAGAGCTCTTTGTGAATTATTTTCCCACCAGTTTCCAACCTTTGCCTGTGCCATTTCAATATCATTAATATTTGATAAAGAAATCATTGCAGATCTCCTTACTCCACCAACAACAACAATCTCTCCAATTTTGCACATAATGTCATGGCATTCAATTGGCTTCAAGTTTCTTCCTACAGCATTTTTAAAAACTTTAATTGTAAAATCAAATAGGTTTACAAGTGGTTGTGGTCCAGATGATCTTCCGCCCATTGTCTTAAGTCTTGCTCCTGCTGGTCTCAACTTACTAATATCAATAGTTGGTATCTGTCCAGACCAAAGTAGTGCCAGCAATTCCCTGTATGCCTTAGCCCATCCAGTTTTAGAGTCCTCAACAGTTATAACAGTTGATGATTTTTCTAGCGACTCTGGAACAGATGGAAGCTTATTAATATATTTATATTCAACAGAGAATCCTACTCCTGTACCACACATAAGAATATACATCGCTTCATCAAATGTCTTAGGGCTATCTACTGGCATAAACGCACAATTGTATCCAGCAACGTGGTCTCTATCTAGTGCGGCTCCAGAAGTCATAACAGATCTCATAGATGGCATTACGTCTAACCCATAAACTGCTTTTTTTAATTCATTAACTAATTTATCTTCTGGCTTGTAAGAATAGTTTTTTGACAAGTGCTCGATAATAAAATTAAAATATCTATCAACAGTCTCACCCCAAGTTTCTCTACGATTTTCAGAATCTATGTATCTTGCGTATCTTGATAGAGCGATAAACTCTTGGTAAGCTGATGGTAATGACATTTTTATGAAACCTCTTCCTTGTCCCCTTATGGGATTTTTGTTTTTTTATTTGAGTTACTAAGTCTATCACAAAGATTTTTTGGTGCCAAGTTTATACTAGGTGTTCAAAAGCTTTTTTAGTTAAATCTATCCAATTATACTTTTCATAAATCTTTGTTGTGTTTTTCAGGGCAATTGCAGAGTGTTTACTGTAACTGTTTATTGCATCCATCATTAATTCCTTTAAATTTTCTATGTTTGGCTCGTACATTTTGCCTGGATGCATCATTGGCCATGGAGAATCTCCTAGTGTCGAGTCAAGCTTTAGAGTTATAAACTCTTTATACGGAGCCCAAGACTCTGTGCAAATTGTTGGCATTGCTGTTGCCATTGCCTGTAGTGGTATAAATCCAAAACCCTCCCCCCAGGAAGGATATACTAAACAATGATGCATGGACATTAGTTGAAGTAATTCTTCGTCTTCCATCTCTCTACTTACAATTTTTATATTTGGGTATCTTTGAGCAATATCAATAAAATTACCAAACATGTCCTTGTGCCTTATTGTATTTGCTTCGTGTGCCTTAATTGTTAACTCTACATCTGGATTGTCTCCAAATAATTCTATAAATGCCTTTACTGTTAAAGATCCGCCTTTTCTTTCTGCTGGCTCACCAATATGCAAAAATCTAAATTTATTTTTTACTTCTCTAACCCTGGGAGACTTCCATATGTCGTGAAGTCCATGCTCATAAACACGTACTGGCTTTTTGACGCCTGCATCTAAATACCATTGTGCAACAATTGGGGAAGTTGCCCAGACCTCATCACACTTATTAAAATTCTCTAGCCAATACATTGGCAACTCAGTAGATTCCCAGGGAGTGTATCCAATAGTATGTATATCAGACCTAATATACTCATAATATACTGGTTGAACAAAATTTAGGTGAATGTCAGCTTTAGGGTTTGTGGCTGTAACTAAGTGTCCCAAGCTCTGTAATGATGATATTACGCCTTTTCCAGCCTGACCATAGCCAACAGTGGCATTATATCCAGACTCAGACGTAAAAAAGCTTATATGCATGTAACCCTTCGCTTCAGAATATATTAAGTCTACCACAGGCATATTTTTTTTAAAATAGTTGACTTGGTCCTATTTAGCCGATAAACTAATATTATGAGTAAAAACCTAATTATAAAAGTAATTAGTTACTTGTCGATAGTTATACTAGGAAGCAACATTCTTGGTTCCGAGATTGACTATGACAATTATACTAAAAATCCTTTGAAAAGGGTAAGTAACTTAAGTGCTGTAGCACCGTTTTCAGTAGAAAACAGTAAATATCAGCATTTAAAAGAAATTCTTAAAACTAGAGAGCTTAGAGAGTCTAAGCTTGAGGAGTTTAAGGTTGCAAAGAGTCTCTCCGACGAGGATCTAGCCATATTATTATATTTGGTTGGATTTGAAGGAAAAGACCTTAAGGAAGCCTGGGCTGTGGCTAAAAAAGAGTCCAATGGTCGCCCCCTTGCCTATAATGGTAATAGAAAAACAGGAGATAGTTCCTATGGTATATTCCAGATAAACATGATTGGAAATCTAGGACCAGCCAGACTTGAAAAGTTTGGACTAAATAGCAACAAGGAATTGTTAAATCCTGTAACCAACGCAGAGATTGCATTTAAAATGTCTAGGGGTGGAGAAAACTGGACAGCCTGGAAGGGTATAACGCCTAAGACTGCAGAACTAATACAAATGTTTCCAAAAGTAGATATCAAAAAGTACGATATTATTGCATAAATTGTTTGACACCGTTTAGACAAAATGATACAGTTAATATATGGACTTAGAAACAACTGGAACTATAGACATTAGAGTTGTCAGGCAGTGGCTTGATAATAGAGATGGATTTCGTCATGGGGCAGAGTGTACAACTAAGCTTATATCTGGATTTGATGATAACGGTGTTTATTTAATATGCCTAGAGTGCAATGAAAAAACATACGTTGGTCTACATACCTACGAAACAATGAAAAGAGAACTAAATGTCTGAAGAAAACGATAATATACTTTTAGGAATTTATATACAGCTTTCCAGAGTTTATGATATGCTTATGATAATAGCGGATGGTGTAGGAAAAGGTGAAGAGGCCTTAGAGATAAGAGATCTTCATGAGCAAGGAAAGATACTAACGCCAGCCCCGTCACTAGTGGAGGATGAAAATGAGTAAATATTTTGTAAATATTAGCCTAGAGGTTGATATAAACAAATATGATAATATTCAAGCCGTTGTTGACTCTTTTGACCTTATTGGATCTGCTGAAAACACAGAAGTCCTTGATGTCACATTTGAAGAAGTTGACCAAAATGGCGAAATTGATTCATTAGACGAAGACTACTAATATAAATTAAACTGCGAGTGTTACATAATGGTAGTGTCTCTGCCTTCCAAGCAGATAGTGCCAGTTCGATTCTGGTCACTCGCTCAATAAAAAACCCCTAGGTATTATCCCAGGGGTTATTTTTTTTATAATGTTTTACTTTTTAGCTTTTAATGCTTTCCAAGTATTTTCATCAACAATACCAGTATCAGCAATCTTATTTGCTTTCTGGAATGCTTTTACTGATGTTAATGTTAGATTACCAAAATCACCATCAGCCTTTAGTTTAAGGAATGATTGTAGCTTTTTGACACGATCACCCTTATCTCCAAGCTTAATGGGCTTAAATGGCTCTGTAGCCTCTTTTTTAACTACTGGTTTATCTGCTACAGCAGGTTTTGGTGCTGATGCTGATGGCGAATCAGTTGATCCAACTTTAGATAGAAGAGGTAAATTTTCTTCTCCTACATAAACTGGTCTTCCCCAGCCAACTACAGCGTTAAGAAGTTTCTTTTTATTGTTCTTAACATATGCTCTAGTTTTTTCTACGCACATACCACCATTACGTTGGTCACCCTTTGCTGTTCCTGAAGTATTTCCTTCAACAACCTGTATGGTTCCATCTCCGTTATTCTTAACACAAATTCCAACATGAGATATTCTGTTTACTCCATCTTCTGGAAAATCAAAATAAATCCAGTCTCCTGGAGTTGGGTCATCATTTCTTGCGTCTGCCCATCTATTGTTTTTCTTAAACCAATCAGATGCTGCAACGGTAGATGCTGACTTTGGATACTTCTTAGGATCTAGACCAGCAGTAAAGGCGCACCAAGAAACGAAAGACTGGCACCATGGTGCAAAATTTACTCCGCTCCATTTTCCATATTTAGTTTCGTTATCTTTTGGTCCTTCTATGGTACCTATTTCTTTTTTAGCAACCTCAATAATTGCTTCTAGAGATCCTTTTGCTGACACTATTACTTAGCCGCCTTTTTCTTTGAAGGCTTTTTAACAGACTTAAGAGCTTCCTCAACATCTGATGTTGCTGGCATTCTTCCAAAAGCTTTATCATTTGGATTGATTGCACGTAATGCAACTGGGATTAGGGCAGCTAGTAAAGCCTTAGATAGATCTGCAGGATCTGTTACACCAGCCATGTATAAAGCTGTTGCTGCTCCAATTACTGAACGTCCGTATGAAGCTAATGCATTTTTAATTTGTTCTGACATATATGTTTTCCTTTTCTAGTGCCTATTGACACTATTAGTATTTATTAAATTATCAAGATAATAAATGAGCCGTTTACATGGACAATGCTCAGGTCCCTTATGCTTTTCACCGTAGCTTTTAAGGCATGGTCCGAATAGAAAAGCACATTTACATTATAGCCTATTTAACTTTTATTTGTCTAGGCTTCTTTTCTTCTGGAAGAATACGCTCAATTTCAATTTTTAGCATACCATCCTTTAGCTCAGCTGCTTTTACCTCCATATATTCACCAAGGGCCCACTCACGGGTAAATTTACGGGCAGCGATACCACGGTGGATAAACTTCGAATCGTTATCCTCCGTATTTGTCTCTCCCTTTACGATGAGTTTTCCTTCAGACACTGAAATATCAATATCCGTCTTGGTAAATCCAGCCAAAGCAAGTTCAACAATAAAGTTGTCCTCATCTACCTTGATTAGATTATATGGTGGGTAATTTGTAACTGTGGATGAACTCTGGACGTGATTCCAGGTATCCAGGGCTCTATCGAACCCTATGAAAAATGGGTCTTTGAAAAGATCCCATGTATAAGTTGTAACCATTTTTTGCTCCTTTTAAGCGAGTTAATTTAGCACCCCCCGAAGCGAGGTACTAGTATTATTATATCAAATATTTTATTTTTATGTCCATATAAGCGGAAGTGAAGTGCGCCGAAAAATAGGGGTAAGAACCCTTTTCCATGTATAATTTAAGCATGGAATTATATGACCAGTTAGCCCCTGTTGAAAAGGCCTACCATGACGCCCTACTTGGCGTAGTAGATAAATTTGGACCTTTTGATAAAGGCAGCGGCAGTGTTTGGGTCGGATATGAAAATGGATCTAATAACGATAATGCTTCTATTGGAGTAAGATGCGGAAACTGCTCATTTCATGTAGAGCTTTCTGGAACTACGGAACTAGGATGTAAAATAGTTTCATTTAATGTAGAAGAGAATGGATTATGCAGATTAGCTGCTATTCCAGATGGATTAGTGAACGCCGAAAATGGGGACACACCTAATTCTATGGATAATAATGATAACGACATGTCCGATATGGATAAATTCTGGAATGGGAGTTTTATAAGATAATGTATACATATTTCACTAAGGTAAGTAATGTAGTAGATGGAGATACAGTAGATGTATTTGTTGATTTGGGATTTAAGGTATGGCGTCAAGAACGTATGCGTCTAGTAGGTGTTGATACCGCCGAGAAAAATACACCATATGGAAAAGCTACTAAAGAGTATTTAACCAAGCTACTAGTTGATAAGACGGTAAAGCTTGAAGTATTTAAACCTGATAAATATGGTAGATACCTAGCAAAAATTTATATTAACTCCGAGAAATCGATCAATGACCAAATGGTAGAAAAAGGAATGGCTAAAGGCTATATGGGTGATTCAAAGGTAGGTCTTTGGACTGAGTCTGAATTAGCCAGAACTACTGTAGATATAGTATTAGAGTAGTATCCTAGGAGTTAGGATCATAACTCTCTAAGGCAATAAGGATATCTTCTGACATCCCGTCGAAATTCAATTTTTGCTCTGAAGTGATATATTGACCTGATTGGATCATCTTTTGAATTACAGATGATAGATATTGTTTTTTGGACATGATTACCTCCCCTAATTTTTAGGTTAGTAATCTATTATAAGATAAATATACATATTTTACAAACTAAGTAATATGCCCTGTTTATTTATATATGATACTACAAAGATTTATGCTGGACTTTGCCAACCATGCCATGTAAGAACTGTTGTTTTATAGTGATTAACTTTAACACTAGTATCTAAATAAATTTTATGATCCGCCTCATAGGCATTCTCGCAAAAAGCTATGTCTTCTCCAGTTATCCAATCTTCACTTTTATGCTTTTCCCAGTAAGGTCTTTTAATGGACTCAAACACACCCTTGGATATCATAACAAAACCAAAACCTATTCTCTTTGCTTCTATTACGCCAGTCTTTTTCAAAAAGTCATCGTAGTGAAATCTTTGAGCAAATACCTCTGTCTCGGAAGCAGCTACATACCCATCAGATGATAGGTAGGCTCCAGATATAATTTTCTCTTTTGAATTATAAAGTTTAAATACATCTTCAGGTTCCCACTCGATATCTGAGTCTATCCAAAGCATCTTCTTGTATCTGAACATATAGTCATCCATTGCGTGGTCTAGTGTTTTTTGTCTAGCTACTGAAACATGGGAGGAAGCTCTCATATAATAAGCATAAGAAATATTGGCCTCATTCAAGGCATCTAGAGTTTTAACAAGGGATCTCACGTAGCCAGATTTTGCGCCATGGCCTGGTGTAAGGATAAGTAAATCTACTTCTTCTTTTTTCATATATTCAGAATACCATACTGGATATTAGATAAGCAATAGCAGGCAGAAGACTAGATATAGAGAAGCTACCATTATTAACAAATTTCTCATAATGTGGACACCCAGTAGTGAATTTCGAAACATGGATGACAGTACCCTATAATTATTCCTCTAGAGTTTAATTTTGAAGTATATGCGTTATTATCGCAATAATTACATTTTAAAGTCGGCGGGAGCGTCTTTCCCATTTAGTTCCTTCTTGGATCCATCCATCATGATCTCTATCGATGGCGGACGGGTTATAACCTTTATCCCTAAGTGAGTCAAAAGTCTCTATCAAAGTAATAGCTATAGCTATACATATATATACGATTATTGCTTCCATATATCCATAGTATCATATGGATCAAAGTATGTCTATCTATGATATGCCCTGTTTATATATATAGTACTATGTTACTGATGAGTAACATATATAGGTATTTATTATATTAAAGCTTTATCTTTTCTATCTTGTATTCTATACTTATACTTGGGAATTAGATTTTAGCAAAACCCCCCCTCCCCCCATAAATTAAATTCTTATGGTGAGAAGAGAGAAGCTTCACTAAACTCCCAAGAATTACTTGGTGTATTGAGTCTTAGTGTAAACCCCCAAAAACCTTTCCTCCAGTATAACAGCAAGGTAAATTTTATGTCAACCCTTCCCGATCTAAAATACCCAAAATGTTAATAAATTTTTAATTTGTATGATGCACTATTTTGAGACCGAACACATGTTCGAATAGCGAGCACATATAATGGGCACAAATCGGACATACTACTCAGTAATACCCCCCTATGTGATGTAACTCACAAAAATAATTTCCCGACACGCCCGAAAAACACCCCAAAATGTCAGTACCCTCTGCTAGAATACTATGTATAAAGAAAGTTAAGGAAAGTCCTTAAACTAGAAAGGAGACAAAATGTCTCAAATGATTATAGATGCTAGCCACCCAATGGCTACTAGTAACACAGGCAATAGCCTAGTGTTTCGCAATAGTGTAGGTAACTACATAAGCCGTAAGGCTTATCTAGAGTTACTCTCTACTAAAGAGGGTTGCGTATCTCATAAATACCTAAGCCCTAGCGAAAGCCAATGGCTTATCGCTAATCGTGTGAACTAAATCACACCCCACGCCATGCGTGTCGGCTTGATAATGTCGGTCAAGTCTGATAGTCTTACAGACAACAAAATGAAAGTTATCTAGAAAGGATAAACTAAATGAATATACAACAATATAAAGAAATGATAGAGGCTGAAAGAGCCAAAAGTCTAAGGGACGCTATCCTTGCCCTAACTAAGGCAAACAATGCTTTAACCAATAACTTTAATGTAGAGGAGAATAACTAAATGAAACTAACTTACTCAATTTGGCAAGGCTCTTTGCAAAAAGGTACATTAACCTCTAATAGTATTAAAGATATAGTTAAGACTATAGACGAGTTAAACTCAGTTAATCCACCTATTAAGTTTGAATACTTAGTCCATAAGATAGAACAGGATAATAAATAATGAAATCAGGATACCAAGTTAGATTAGAAACTTATAGCGGTGAGGTAATGAATATTAGCCTAGCCAATAAAAACGCTGTAAGGTTATTCATAGAAGAATTACCTAACCGATTAAGTAAAGGCACTAAGGTTAGCTTTGCTTGTGATGTCTTGGCTATTGGTGGCTCTATCATGGGGAGAAAGCAATAATGAAATCTATAATCGCTTCCCTTCTCATCTGCTCGGGTATTGTGTCCTTTGATATTCTAACCGATCCGATTTACTCAAACTGTAAGCAAACTCTAGAGGGTCGCACTTGTGACCTTGTTGGATATGTTTGGAGGTCTTGACAATTGTCAGGGCTAACCGATAGAATTAAACTACGAAAGGAAAACTAACTAATGGAAATAACAATCGAAATAAATGAGTGGGGCTTAGGTTTTTACTCACCTTGGGCAGGCTTTGATTTTACTTGGGGCTTTGCTATCACCGCCGCAGTTTTAATTTATGCAATTAGATATTTTAAAAAGTATCCAATTAAAACTCCTAGATTTTTAAGGAGAATTAAATAATGACAATGACTAGAAAAGATTATCAGGAAACTGCTAACATTTTAAAACAATATTCGGATGAAATTCATCCCGCAATATTTAACGATTTGGTAGATGAGTTTTCTGAAATGTTTGAAAAAGATAATCCGAGATTTGACCCAGAGAGATTTGCAAAAGCAACTGGCGCAAATTCTTTAGAGTTTAATTTTTAATAAATTAAATTAACTCGCAACGGCGTGGCGACACGCCCGAGCGAGGCGCCTCTGTCGGGCGTGTCGTTTAAGATGTGAGATTAATCACCTGGAAAATTTGAGCGTGAAAAATCCGTGTGAGGTTTATCACAATCCCAAATGTCCGTTTTGGTATGGTTACTGGTCAGTAAATGTCAGTGGTAGGTGTTATACTTCTAGTATAAAGAAAGTTGAGAAAGGTTCTCAAACTAGAAAGGAGTTCTAATGAACTCAAATGTAATAATCCAAGTGTGTAAATCACACGTTCCAAATAAGTCTGCTATCTCAGACGT